GCCTCAGGTTGGCGCCGCTCAGGTCGGCGTCGCTCAGGTTGGCGCCGCTCAGGTCGGCGCCCCTCAGGTTGGCGCCGCTCAGGTCGGCGTCGCTCAGGTTGGCGTCGCTCAGGTCGGCGCGCCTCAGGTTGGCGCCGCTCAGGTCGGCGTCGCTCAGGTTGGCGTCGCTCAGGTCGGCGTCGATTGAAATAAGTTTCAACACGGCGCCGCGCAAATCTGGCGCGCTAACCTCGTACATGGTGTTGCCCGTGAAGCGATTGCGGATCGTGATTGTCGTCTCTGCGGTCATTGCCCTTGCTCCTGACTTGTGCGACGTGTCAACACATGCGAAGTGTAGCACAAAGTTTGGAAATGTCAAGCAATCCACGGAAAATACGTGATATTACGTGATTGCGGATAGCAAAGGCGAATATTCCGCATCAGGGCGCCTCCGAACCAGTAAAAGCACTGGTCCAGTTCGTGATGCAACTGCACCCTGAACTAGACCAGTACGGCGGCATTAGGACGCCTCAGAACCAGTGCAGGCCAGGCGAACCAGATCACTTGCCTAGTTCGGCCTTTGCCTGCCTGACCAGACGCAGGATCTTTTTGCGCTCACCCGGCACGAGGTCATCGATCTCATTGCCGCTCTTGTTCTCGGCAACGAGCTGCTTGACCTGCTGATACTTCTCAGCACGCTCGCGCAGTCGCTTTGCGTTGACGCGACTTGGCTGTCGGCGCCGCGTTCGCCCAACCATAGGAGTTGCCTCAACAGGCACCGGCACAACCGTAGCGGGCGCAGGATAGACGTTGACGGTTGTGCGGCCGGCGCCGCCTTCGACGGTCAGGGTGTGCTGTGGCGCATCGGGCGGCGCGTCTGATCCTTGCAGCGCCGCCGCAATCCGCTCGTCAAGTGATGCCTTGCGCGCCGGCTCCGGCACCTCTTGCGCGAGCAGGCCATCAAGCAGGAAGTCAAGATCGGCTGCTGTTCTCTGCGCCGGCACACGCGCCGTCGCGGTTGCGGGTCGCGGCGCATCAGCCGCAACGGCGCGGCGGGCGGGCGCAGGGTCAGGCAACGGCAATTGCTCAACCTCACCGCGCCACGGCTGCAACCTGGCAGCGTCGGCAAGGCGCTTGCTCTCCTGCGCGTGAATGTTAATCGTACGCACGCCGTCGTTCAGGACGCCGCGCCGGGTGCTATCCGTTTCAATCCTGACGTAGTTATTGCGACTGGCCTTCCAGCCTCGAATGTTGAGTGCGTCGTCAGTCGTGCCGATGCCAATCAGGCGCATGTTCAACTCGCGCCCGATACTCGACAGGTTGACCATTAGTTCGCCGGCCGCAGGCTCTTTGACCGCAAGATCCTGAATGTCGTCTAGCACAATGGTCAGAGGCTCAGGCGTCTTGCCAAGCTTGACAAGCCGAGAGCGGCGGCGCTTTTCCTCGTCAATGTCCTCAAGCGCTCGCACAATCGGTGCATAGGTGCAGTCGTCGTCAAGGGTGATGATTTCGGCGCCAGAGCCGACCCAGCCCTTCGGGCTCACCTTCGGCGCCAGCACAACCGCGCGCCCGCCCCGGTCGCCAATGATCGCCTTTGCCATCGTCGTCTTGCCGGCGCCCGTGCCGCCGAGGATGAGCGCGTGCGGGTGTTTGTCTGGCTCATCGTTGACAATCTCTACCCAACGCGGGCGCTCTCTCACCTGCGACTGCTTGCGCGCCGCGCCCTGCTGCTGCGACCTGGCAGCAGCAGGGGCGGCCGGTTCCCGCGACGTGGCGGGATTGTCTGTGTTGGGCTCAGTCAGATGTTTTCTTGACGTGCGCGGCGCGCTCAACGCGCGTACGCCGCCTGACAGCGCGGCTCCGGCATCTCTTGCCATCTGCGGCCCTTCGGTAATCAGATAGCGCCCTGCGCCGGGGCGCAACAGCGCATGGCGCTCTTCTGGCGGCGTGGTATGCTCGTAAACCACGGTGAGAGCAAAGCCGACAGCGGGGGCAATCCACCATATCGAGCCAGGGACCGTTGCGGCCAGCGTGCCGGCCGCCGAAAGCAGCGGAATTTTTAGCACCAGCACGCCAGTCCTCCTTTATGCGTTGATCGTCTGCGGTGCAACGCGACGCTTGGGCGGATCACCCGCAAGAAGAATGATCACCGACATGGCGAAAGCCGCAAAGAACAGCACGAAAAACGACTGAAGTACGAGCGAATAGAAGAACACGAGGCCGAGCGTAGCCAAAAACTGACCAATAGGGTTTGTCGTAATATAGGACGCTTGCACCCCAGCGCTCGGCCAGTCGGTCACGAAGTCAAATCCGATGGCAATGTCCATGCCGGTTTTCGCCATCGGGTGCATGACCTTCGGCGCGATGAACTGCACAATCGTAGGCAGTAGCGTAATACCGACGGCGAGGGAGCCGCCGATAAACGCGCCGAGGGTGATGGTTGCCAGGCCGTTCACCACGCCCACCATGGCGTCCACGTTGCCGATCATTGCGTCGGCCACGCTCGTCGGCGTGTAGATGATCTCGCTCGGGTCCTGCCCGTTGGCGAAGCGCCATGTCGGCTGCCAGTCCACAACCCAGGTGTAGGCCCCGGTGACGAGCGTGCCGAGGAATGAAAAGATCATCACGCCAAAAGCTGATGGCCGGTCAAGGTCAATCATCGCATTGCGCACTGCTTTGACGAGCGATACCACGTCAAGCATCTGCATGAGCCGTTCGCGCATCTCGGTTGTCTCCTGTCGTATACTTGCTGTGCGGTGTCACCCAACCCCGCAACCGGCGCGGCTAGGTGCAACTAGTCGCGCCGGGCCTCTGTCAGCAGCGCGCCGTACTGGCCTCGCAACTCTGCCAACTTGGCGTCAACTGCCTCGAATACCAGATGCGCGAAGCGCTTGTACCCTGCCAGTCGTGCAAGGGCGTGCGCTTCATTCGCCTCCTGCTCACTCTTGACGTAGTACGTCGCCACGCCGATCCGCCGCCGCTCGTCATCGTCGCCCATAACTTCCCTCTTGCTAGTACGCCAACACGCTAGGCAATGCCAGTATACCGCGCCGTGTGCGACTTGACAATACGTGCGGTGCATCGCACGGCGTTGTAAAAACTAGAACCAGTTTGAAAGTCGTTTTAGGGCATCAGGAAGAGGAAATCCGGCTTTGAGCCGTGCAATTATCATCCCTGGCCTATAAATAGAAAATGCCCGAAATGAAGCACTCTATCTTCCTTATATATAATTATAGGAAGAGGATGATAATTGCACGAGCGAAGGGCGTCTTTGGGCTTTCTAATGCCGCAAAGACGCCCTTCAACTGGTTCTGGTAGGGCAGATTAGGATTTTGTGACAATCCTGATCAGGGCTAGCGCTTCCTGTCTGCTAACGCCCATGCGCTTGACCATTTCATTGCTACTCAGGCCTTTCTTGTGCCATCGCTTGATATTCCTGACGTGCCTTGCTATCTCTTCATCGCTGCGACTTGGCGCCGCTTCTTTCAGCGGATCGGTGCGGTCTAACTTGCGAAACTCCCAACGGCGCCGCACCTCTGCGGATCGATCTTCTCGCATCTGCCGAATGAGCGCCGCAACATCGCCGCCCGCTTCCAGGCAATTGTTTAGGCGCGTCCATTCCCAATGACGCTTTGGGTTGTACTGCCAGCCGAGTGATGCGTAATAGGCATCAAGGCGCTGCTCTTCTTCCAACCACTCGCATTGTCGGCGCAGTCCTGCTGCGGTATTGCCGAAGTTTAGCGATCTGGTTGTGGCAACAGCAATCACCCAATGATGCCATGGCCGTTGTTCGCCTCGTATGCCCGGCCAGCGCTCGGCGCCATTCCATCTGTACCCATGTGCAACCAATCGACTGTGCAGATCGTCATCAAGGTCTGTCTTTGACCTGTCCTCGGCGTATTCGGGATGATAGCCGGGTAATCCGACAACGTGACCATTTACAACTTTAAGAGCCATGGTGTATACTCGTGTTGACTTTTCAGTGAACGGTTGCCAGAGAGCCCGCCCGATGCGCCAACATCGGGCGGGTCGCCCTTTATGCCTCTTCGTACCTCACCACGCGCCGTAAGCCGAGAGCCCGCAAAAACAACTTACCCGGCGCGCGATTTCGCACCAGCACATCATTGACATACTGCGGGCTGATGCTGTGCCGCTTTGCCCATTCCCGCTGGCCGCCCGCTAGCGTCTCGCACTCTTGCCTGATGCGCTCGCGTACCTGCTCTTCGGTGAGGCTCACAATGGTTTTCCTTTCCGTATGACAGTATGCATATCTTATCATTTTTCGTGCGACCTGTCTACATGTGCGACGGGTTGACCAATATGCTACAATGAACACAAGCCCCATATCCGCGCGCTTTGACGCCTTCCGCTACTACGGATAGGCGTTTTTGCAGCCTATGACCCTCGCAATCGCACAGATCCCGATGACCCGCGAGCATTATGCGACGGGGCGCACGATGCCTATTCGCGCCCTGGTGATGCACGCGACGGCGGGTGTGTATCCGGGCGATCTCGAATGGCTCAAAAAGGGCGGGTCAACCGCTTATCCTGTCTCAACACACTATCTGGTGAATAAGGCCGGCGAGATCTTCCAGTTCGTCAGGGAGGAAGATACCGCATGGCACGCTGGTACGTCGTCATGGGTCATTGACGGGAAGCGTATCAGCGGGCTCAATAAGTGCTCGGTTGGGATTGAACTATCGAATGCCAACAATGGGCGCGACCCCTACCCGCGCGAGCAGATAGAGAGTGCGGTTGCCCTCGCCCGTGACATTGTGACGCGCCGCGACATTCCGCGCGCCCAGCTCGTCAGGCATCTCGACATTAGCCCCGGCCGTAAGACTGACCCGGCCGGCTTCCCATGGCTGTACTTCACCGATGCCGTGTACCGAGATACCGCTATGACCCGTGTGATTGGCGTGCGCCCGTCCATCGGCCTTGATCGCTTTCTCGACATTCTCACCCGCCGTCAGGCGCCGTTCGGCGAGCACTTGCAGACCATCGGCACGCGCATCTATACGCTGTGCGACTGGCTTGACATTGACCCGGCGTTCTGGCTTGCCGTTTGGACCCACGAACAGGGCGTGCCGCTTGGTCAGTCGGCCATTGGTCAGCAGACCCGCAACCCGTTCAACATCAAGGCATATGGGCGATGGCCGGCAGTCGAGATGCGCGGTGTCAGGTGGAACTACTATAGCGATTGGCAGCAGGGGGCTATGCACGCTGTTATCCATCTCAAAGAGATGTACGGCGCGCGGGGCCTGCTTGATGTCGAAACCATTATCCCTGTCTTTGCCCCGTCAGGCGATGGCAACGCACCGCAGTCCTATATCAACGCCGTGTTGCGGGATATGGCAGCCATGAGGGAGCCGTGACACTGAATTTCTCGAAACGCGACATTATCCTGATCTTTCTGACGGCGGGCCTGGGGTTTATCGGCGGCATTGCGGCCGGTGTCGCGTTTTCCAGCGGTCAACTGCCGGTTGAGGTGAGCGGGCTGATCATTGGCCTCGCCGTCGCCGTCCTCACCGGCCTGATTGCCCTGGTGCGCCAGATCGGCGATAACATTCTGCGCAGCATCAATCACAATACTGAGTTGACCGGGCAAACCCTTGGAGCGGCGCAGGACGCGGCCAATCACGCCAACGAGCGCGCACAACTGATCCAGGATCTTCAGGCAGAGCGCACCGGGAGAGAGGTTGCCGAACGGGCCTTGCACCTGATCGAAATCCACCCGGCGTGCATCGGGTGCCGTCAGGCCGTGCAAGATGTGCTGAACCAGTGGCGCACATGGCGCCAGAATGACGGCGATGGATAGCGAGAGTGAGCATGCTGACCGCATCATTCAACAATATATGCAGACCATTGATGACGCACTCGACGCGATTGAGCAATTCATCGCCGCGAGCGCTGAAGGTCGTAAGGGTGATGCTCGTCATTGGCGTTCGGTCGCCCGGCGCAAGTGGGCGGAGTTTGGCGAGTTAATGATCAATCGCGCCGACAGTCGCACCGCGCATCAGGTGGTATTTATCCTGAAGCAACTGGAAGAGATGCGAGGGCGCGACGCGTCGGCAGATGGCACCTATACCGATAGGATTGACGGTGAGTAATCGATGCCGCGAGGCGTATATCAGCATCAGCCGCGCGCTCAGTACATGGCGGCGCAGTGCATCACCTGTCGTACCTACTGGCGTACAATGCTGGTTATTCGTGGTAATCAGTGGTTTTGCCTGTTCTGTCCTGTTTGCGGTATCTATTACCGTGATTGGGGCTCAGGCGCAACCTATCGTCACCCGGATCATGCAGACCGAGATGCAGAGCGTGTATCTGTTTGATGGTATTCCGCCGTATACTGAGGAATGCACGCTTGACGGCGTCTCGACGGTTGACAAGTTGCCGCCCGGCTTGACCGTCGAGTATGCCAAGGCCGATGTCTTTTGCACCAGCGACGGCAACGGCAATGGCAGACTGACACTGCTTGCGACGGGCAAGTGTCGGCTGATCCGGTGGCAGGGGACGGTGATTGAGAGCCCGTGTCAGTGGTTGCCGATTGTGGTGATGAATGAGTGAGCAACTAACATTTGAACAGGCGCTAGAAAAGCTTACTGGAAAACAGCGGGCTTTTGTTCTTGCATATCTTGATTGCTTGAATGCTGCCGAAGCGGCACGGCAAGCGGGGTATGCCGCGCGAAGCCTGTACCAAACCGCATCTGAGAACCTTAGAAAACCTGACATTAAAGACGCATTACGCTTAGGCTTTGAGCGCAAAGCAATGCAGAAAGACGAGGTGATTGCGCGCATTAGTGCAATTGCCTCCGCAAGCCTTGAGGATTTCATCACACTTGAGGCGGAAGCCGGCGCCGATGACAGCACATTCCCTGACTATGGGCAGCCAGAGACACCAGAGGGCGGCGAGGGCAAACCACGCACGCCTCACCCTGGGCATTGGCGCCTCGACCTCGCCAAAGCCAAGCGGCGCGGCGTGCTCGGGGCGCTCAAGAAACTTAAGTGGGGTGAGCACGGGCCAGAGATTGAACTATACTCGGCACTGGAGGCGCAGCAGTTGCTTGGCAAGTATCACCGCGCCTTTGTGGAACGGCAAGAGGTGAGCGGGCCAAACGGCGCGCCACTCCAGATCACAACCGAGGATAAGGCCAGAGCAGAGGCAGATCTAGCCGAATGGCGACGGCAACAGCAAGAGGCGCTGAAACAGTCGAATGGCTGAAGTGTGACGCCGACGCGGCGTACTTTCTTGACGCCTACGGCTGGATAGATGACCCGCAAGGCGATGGCAGTGCGTCTGCCGTGCGCTTTCGCCTATGGCCGGCTCAGGTTCAAACGATGTGGCAGTTTATGCTGCATCGGTTGATTGTCATTCTCAAAGCGCGCCAACTCGGGATTAGTTGGCTCTGTTGTGGCTATGCCCTCTGGTTGTGTCTGTTCCGGCCCGGCCGCAGTGTGCTCTGTTTCTCGAAAGGCCAGACCGAGGCCAATGAGTTAATCCGGCGCATCAGAGTGCTATATGACCGCTTGCCGGATTGGCTGAAAGCGCAGTTGCCCGCCCTTACGCGACCACTGACGGCTGAACTGGAATGGGCGAACGGTTCGCGCATCGTGAGCATGCCGGCAACACAGAACGCGGGCCGTTCGTTTACCGCGTCACTGGTCCTGATGGACGAGGCCGCCTTTAGTCAGTGGGCCGCAACCCTCTACACCGCACTGAAGCCGACGATTGACGCGGGCGGGCAGTTGATTGTGTTCTCGACGGCCAACGGCGCCGATCCATTCTTTCACCCGCTATGGGAGAAAGCGGCAAGCGGCGTTGGCGGCTTTGTGCCTATCTTCCTGCCCTGGCACGCGCGACCTGGCCGCGATGCGGCGTGGTACGCGGCGACTGAGCGCGACGCTATCTCATCTGCGGCAATGCGACAGGAGTATCCTGGAACAGCCGCAGAGGCGTTTGCGATGACAGGCGCAGAGCGCTTCATTGCCGATATAGCCCTATGGGACGCCTGCAAAGATACCCTGCCCCCGTATGACGGCCAGGCGCCTATGGTCATTGCCGCAGACGCCTCAATCTCGGGCGATACCTTCGCGCTTGCCGGCTTAACTGCGCACCCGTCGAAGCCGGGCCATGCCGCCGTGCGCTGGGTCAGGCCGTTCGCGCCTGTCGGCGGCGGCCTCTGGCTGGACTATACGCCGATTGAGCAGACCATTGCGCAGGCCACGCGCGATTGGAACGTCGTGCAACTCGCCTTTGACCCGTACCAGATGGTCAGCATTGCGCAGCGTGCCGAGGCCGGATTGCTCAGGACCGCGCAGGGCGAACCGTCGCGCCCGATCTGGGTTGACCCGTTCAATCAGGGACCGTTACGGCTAGAAGCCGATAAGAGCTTTTGGGACGGCATCATGGCCCGGCGCGTCTGGCACGATGGCAATGCCGAGCTGCGCGAGCATATCAGGAATGCCGACAAGCAGATCGATGCACAGGAGCGGAAACTACGCATCGTGAAGCGCACCGGGACGGCGCGTATTGACCTTGCCGTCGCCTGTTCGATGGCGCACTATCGCCTGATGTACGAACTAGGCGAGTTGCACAACGGGTAGCCCTCGTCGCGCCCTTTCCTGACTGTGGGGAGGGGGGCATCGCTATGCCTTGCGCGGCATGCTATACTACCTGTGCGACCCGTCGCACGATAGGCATTGCCAATGACACAGCCCTCTGTTGACGAACTGCACGCCCACAGCATTACCCGGTTTGACGGCGATGCATCGCTTGTCAGCCGAGAGCCAAGCGCACCCGGCGGCGTACTGCACTTCTACTTCCCGTCAATCTACGGGCGCCAGTCAACAGTCCTGCCGATTGATCTCCCGCCGCGTTGGACGCGCGCGGGCGATTACATTTTGAGCAGTACGATTGACCACAGCGCGAAGTGGGCCAATGCCGTTGCCAAGGCTATCGGCAAGGTGGCATCGCTGGATTGGACCGTCCGCGACGTAGCAGGAAGTGAGCAGCGCACAGACCGCGCCCGTTCGCTTTTGCTGAATGCCAACAAAGGTAAGGGTTGGATTAACTTCCTGACCCAATTCCTGACTGACTACGCCCTGACCAACAACGGCGGATTTTGTGAAGTCATCTGGTCAACCCTGGAGGTCAGGCGCGGGCGCAACGGGCAGTTACAGCCCGTAGGGCGCCCGCTTGGCATTCAGCATCTCGACAGCGTGCGCTGTACCAGGATGCACGACGTTGACCTGTACCCATACCGCGAGACGCTTGCCGCCTACTGGAACATTCGCCCTGACGAGGTACATGCGGGCAACTTTCCCGTGATGTATTACGACCTGTGGGGCCGCTATCATCTGCTCTGGCGTTGGCAGGTAGGGGCGACAAGCGACCTGACGAGCCCGCGATCTGAACTGCGCGGCACGGGCATCTGTGCTGCTCATCGGGTGTACCAGACCATTTTCAAAGATGCCAGTATGGAGCGGTATCTTGCCGAGAAGATAACCGGCTCACAGCCCAAAGAGATACATCTCGTCAGCGGCATCATGCAATCGCAGTTCGAAGCCGCAATGGCGAGCAGCCAGGATCAGGCCAGAAGCCGCAATCAGCAGCAATATCGCGGCGTCGTGGTGATCCCTGGCATCAAGCCTGACGCGGGCATCACGGGCCATCGCATTCCGATTGCCGAGATCCCTGACGGGTTTGAACCGCAACAGGAGCGTGAAGATACCCGGCTCGAATACGCAAACGCCCTTGGCCTGCCCTCGCGCGACCTGCAACCCGCGCCAGCAGGGCTCAACAGCGGGCGCACGGCAGAGGTTGAGGCCGAGCAAGCCGAAGATACCGGCTTCTCGCGCTTCCTGAAATGGTGGGTGCATTGGGCTGGTTCGAACCTCTTGCCGCAGACGGTTGAGTTTGTCTGGGAGGGCGAGAGCCTGTCAGATAAGAAAGCCAAGGCCGAGGTGTTTGATATGCGCGCAAAGGCCCTCACGACCCTGGTTGAAAAGGGCGTGCTCTCGGCAGGGCAGGCACTACAGATCATGGTTGACGAGGAGTTGATCCCGCGCGAGTTTCTACCCGCAGACGACACCACGCCACAAGACGAGCTGCGCGACGATGAGAAGCCGCTAGAGGAAGGTGAGGCAGAGAGCGTGCGCGTTGCCGAGACGCCGGCCACAGAGCCAAGCCTGCGCGACGTGTTAAGCGGGCTCAAGGCGCCGGCTGTCAACCCTTCCGAAAGCGGGTATGCAGAGGAGGGCGGGCCAGGGACGCCGCATGCGGTCAAAGCAGATCCGGCAGGGGGTGAAATCACCGAAGATGAGATCTCAGCGATCTATGATGACGCCCTCAGATGGGCTGAGGCAGCGCTACAGCGGAGCGAAGTGTAAAGGGATAAGCAGGTTTCGATTAATCATCCCTCGCCTATATATTAATTTCTTATAGGAGCGGGATGATAATTCAAACAGGCCGAAAACTCTTTACACTTCACGGTAACAGGTAGAAAGTAGCACAAATGGACAATCAGACACCTGACAGTGGCTATGTTCACAGGCCATCGCCCTATGTCCGTACTATCTCCGCTGCTGTGCAGATGCTTCACGACTGCCTGACGGCCGAGTATGGCGAGCGCTGGCGCCTGAGAATTGAGCGGTCTGATAGCGGCTTCCAAGTCAAATGGGAGACATACGACGCACAGGGCTATGGGGCCGGCGAGAGTTTCCATATCACCCCTGCGCCGCTCAAGTCGTGCGAGCTTGCCTGCGGTTGGCAGATGCCGTACGGCTTTGTGCCTGAGAGCGGCTGTCCTGTTCACGATCCTGATACAGGGCCATCGGGTGAGTATCCCTGTCCTACTTGCGGTCAACCGAGATTGCACGACAGGTAGCACAAATGGCGCAATCACATCAGACGGTCACAATCCGATGCCGCCGCCCGTGGGCTTACTACCTGCTCTTTGCCTGTCGCTTCCTACCTGACGGGCTCTTGCAGCCGTGGGCAAACCTCGTGGCCTGGATTGCCTGTTGGCAGATTGACTACGGCTCAGGTTGGCAGCGGCTTGATGTGCAGATCGAAGTGAGCCGCGACAATGACGACGACGATAGCGGCGGCGGCACGCTCGTGCCTGCCTATGTGGGCGCCTGATGACAGCCGCTCTCGAAATGGCCGTTGTCGCCCTCAAGGCGCCGGGCGATACGCTTGACCGCCTGATCGGCCTGAACCTGGCATCAATCCAGGCCAGCACGCGCGACCTGATCGCGAGCGGCAACGTTGACCGCTGGCAGCGCGAGATGCGCGAGCACTTGCTACGGGCGCACACGGCAGCCTACATCGCGGCGACGGCAGAGCGGTTGAACATCCCGGCTAACTCGCCGCTCATCAGCCGGCAGCGGCTAAGCCGTGCTGAGAAGCAGGACATTCAGGCCGCAGTCAACCGGCAGCTCGAATACCTCTCAGGCTTCGTGATAGACATCAGGAGCGGCGATATGAGCCCGGCGGCTATCGCGGCCAGGGCGAACCTCTACGCCACAAGCATAAAGCCATTCTATTTTGAGCAAAGGCTGGCAGGTTGGGAAATACCGGATCGCATCTTGCCGGGTCGGCAAACTTGTCTGGGGAATTGCGGTTGTGTTTTAAGCGATGTCATTGATAATGGCGACGGAACTGGCATAGTCACAAGAACTATGACAAAGCCGGAAAACCATTGCAAGGATTGCCCGATGCTGGAAGGCGATCATATTGTTAGGCCGCGCGCGGTATAGCATGGATATCCAGAATATGCAAAACACTATCAGCGCTCATATCGCTTTCCCATATACGCGCAACAGTATAACCGCAAGCGCGCAAGTAATCATCCTGGGCTGCGTCGCGCTGCTTTTGTTTTTGCTGCCTTTCGGTGAGCGGCTCAAAACGCGAATGGCCGTGCCAGTAATCGCCATCGGCTTGAATTATCAGTTGACCAATGCGTATGTCAACAATAAAATTCGGCTTAATCTCTACGGAAGCTTCATAAGAAACGCCAAAGCCGTCAAGGATAACACGCAAAGCCAATTCGAGTTTACTCACCTTGCGGCGTTGCAACTCGGCCTGTCCACGATGCAATGCTGCATTAACAGCCTCTCTTGTTTCTGGATGCTCATTATAAAACTTTTTAACCTTTTCTTTGACTTCATCTCTTTTCATAGGATTGTGTTTTATCATATACTCTTTGGCTTTTGCGTTGACAATGCGCTTAGTGGCGTCTTTCGTCAAACGCAAGCCAAGTCTATTGGCGCGGCAACGCACAGCCTGAGCACTAATGTCAAGTTGATTGGCGCAGTATTCAGCGCCTTTAGTCGAATAGTGCTCTTTCAGCACCGCATCTTTTTCGTCGTTCCAGTAAACACGGCGAGTAATGCGCCATTTCGGGTTACGCTCCCCTCCTGGATCACGCAATTCTTTTTGGCAATACCGGCAAATCGGATTGACTCGATCATAGCCAATGCGCCCGCAACGCTCGCACGGCTTACCTTTGATGCGAGGCTTCTTACCTTTAGCAAGCAATGCATTGGCCCTTCTGGCGCAGTCGCCAGAACAAAACCGCTGCTTTGCCTGCTGCTCTTTAGAATAATTTTTTCTAGGCGTGAATGGCTGTTCGCATTGTCCGCAAAGCCGTTGCGTCATAGCATTGTTTCTCCTATCTTGCTTCCGTATTATAGCACGGATAATCTAATTCGTACAGCCCTTGCGGGTGATTGGCCCGTGAGGCGGAGAAAGGTATAGCGATGGCCCTGACGCTCCCAAACAAAGCCGATGTCAGCCTTGACGTCCGTCAGGCGAAGTTGGCGCAGGCGCACATTGATACGATGATGGCCGGCGTTCACGGCACCGGCGTGCTGTGGGGCGGCGCTGTTACGCCCCAGGGCACGCCCGACGGGACGGTTGCCGTCGCAGCCGGCGCCGGGCTCTCAGGTAACGTCTACGTGAGTTGGACAGCGGGCAACGTGACCATGCCGTCATCTGACGGCAGCAACCCGATGTGGGTGCTGATCTCGGTCAGCAGCGCCGGCGTGAAGACGGCGACGGCGGGGGCGGCGGGCACAAACCCGCTACCGCCCGCGACCCCGGCCGGGCATGTCCCACTCTGGCGCGTCTGGTGGCCGGCGGCCGCAACTATCGTGGCGGCCGATAATCTGTAGGACGGCGATAATCGGGCTGTTCTGCCGCCCGTGCACGGTTGGGAGCCGTGGGGGTACGGTCTTAAGGCCTGGTCTGGGGACGTTGTCAACGCCTACGACAGCTCGGCAGCGGGCGACGGATCGATTAACCTGATTAAGATCTGGAACCCCGTTGAGCAGGAGATTAGTTACATCGATGTAGTGATCCGCACGGCCGGATCAGGACTGGATAGCGGTCAAAACTTTGTAGGCCTCTACGATACGGGCGGGACGCGCCTCGCCGTTTCGGCTGATCAGGCCTCTAGTTGGGCATCAAACGGCTACAAACATATCGCGCTCACCGCGCCAATCACGCTTGCCGTCGGGTGGGTGTATGTGGCGATATTGTGTAACGGCACGACGCGGCCGAGCTTCGCGCGCGGCATCGCGACGGCGGCGGGCAACCTGGGTCTCGGCAGCGGACAGATGCGCTGGGCATCTATCCTCACGGGGCAGACCTCGCTCCCGTCAAGTTTGACGCTCTCAGGCATGTCTGAGCACAGTCTGTCTTACTGGGTCGGTCTATCGTGAGTGACGCACTCTACATCGGCGGCGATGACGACGACGAGGCAGTCGGCGCAGGATTTGTCGGCGGGGCAGATGCGCAGTCGGCGCAGGCCGATGATACGGGATCTGGCGCCGACGCAGGCGCCGGGGACTACGCTGCGACCCTCGCAGACACGGCAAGCGGCGCAGATGCCGTCTCGGGGGCCTCTGCGGGCACGCTCGCTGATACGGGCACTGGCGCAGATGCGCTTGCCGCTCAACACGGCGCGACCTATGCCGAGACAGGGGGCGGCGCTGATGCCGCGACCGCTGTCTCGGCGGCGACGGTTGACGAGAGTGGCGCCGGGTCAGACGCCGCAAGCGGGGCGGGCGTTGCGACCATCGCCGAGACAGGCACCGGCGTTGACGCGCTGAGCGCGCTGAGCGGGGCGGAGAGCGACGAGACGGGCGCCGGGAGTGATACGGCAGGGGGCGCCTACGCAGGGACGCTTGTAGAGGCTGGCAGCGGGGCTGATGCGCTCTCGGCACAGCAGGGCGCCGCGTTTGACGATACGGGCGTCGGCAGTGACGCCGTAGCGGGCGCGTTCTTCGCGATCCTGGCAGAGACAGGCGCAGGGGGTGACAACGTATCGGCGGGCGGTGCCGGAGCTGTCACCGCGCCGGATACGGGTTCCGGCGCCGATGCGGCGGGCGCCGCATACCTGGCAACCCTTGCCGAGAGTGGCGCGGGCGCCGATGGCCTCTCAGGCGCGCTGTCCGGGCTTCTGAGCGATGCGGGGGCAGGGAGTGACACCGCCGCAGGGGCAAACGCTTCTGAGCCCGCTGAGAGCGGCATAGGGGCAGATGCGACGGCGGGCGCCTACTCGGCTGGACTTGTCGAGACGGGCATAGGCGCCGATAGTGTTTCAGCCGTGCCGGGTGCTACGCTTGACGAGACAGGCGCCGGTCTTGACGCTATCTCGGCACTGTACGCGGCGGCTCTTGCGGAGACGGGGGCCGGGGCTGACGGCATCAGCATCTTCCCGCCCCTGGTTACAGCCTTGCCCGGCAGTGCGACCGTTCGCACGACTATGCCGAGCGCAACGGTTACGACACGGCGGATTACAGGGCGGGTGACTGACCGCGCTGCGCCTTCGGCAACACTCACGGTGCAACAGGTATCAGCAACCGTGACGGCGCGCAATCCTAGCGCGACTGTCACACTCAGGAGTGCATCATGATCAGCGAGCAGGGTAAGAGCGGCGAGAGTGTGAGCGCGCAGATCGGCGCCGGGCTTCACGAGGGTCTGACGGTCAAGGGTCGCTGGCAGGCAGCGTACTATGCAGGAGGCTGGACGGCAGAGGAGATTGACCAGGGCCTTGCCGGGGCGCCCGTCGAAGTGTACGAGGCTGATAACCTGCTCGTCAATGTCGGCATTCAGTTGATGCTGGATCTGCTGATTGGCGCGGGCGGCACGGTCTATGACAACAGCAATGCGTACATCGGCATTGGCGATAGCAACACGGCGGCGGCGGCCGGGCAAACCGATTTGCAGGCAGTGACAAACAAGGTCAAAGCCGCAATGGATGCGACCTTTCCTTCGCGTTCAGGCCAGACAATGAGCTGGCGCTGCACATTCGGCGCGTCCGAGGGCAATTTCAGCATTCAGGAAGCGGCGCTCTTCAACGACGGGCCAAACTTCACAACCGAGCTTGGTACGATGCTGAACCGCCTTGTTTCCAGTCTGGGGACGAAGACGAGCGCAACCACGCTGCAAGTGACACTCACGCTGACCATTTCCTAGTCGCGTGTAGCGGAGGCATATGCCAATGAGCACGCGACTAGAGATGCGCCGGGGCGATACTCCGGTATGGGAGTTGACTGTTATTGACGAAGACGGCGCCGCGTTCAACCTGAGTGGGTACACGATCCGTATGACGGCGAAAACCAGCATTGACCAGGCTGATGCTGATGCCGTCTTTCAGCTCTCGACGGTTGACGGTACGATTACGATTACGAACGCGGCGGGCGGCCTTGCCGAGATGCAACCAGAGCGTGACAGCACAAACACGCTCACGGTTGACACCAGTTGTGTCTGGGATGTCCAGATTGCCAAAGATGGCACGCCCGATGAGACGTTCACGGTTGCCGATGGCACGCTGTTAATTCGGCGTGATGTGACCCGCACGGCGCCTTGACCGCTCTGCTATACTATCCGTGCGACCTGTCACACAAGGGCATTGCCGTTGAAAGTCTCGGTACAGGTGACGATGCCGAAAGCCGGCCTTATCGACATAGGCCGGCTTCGCACTGCGCTGGAAGATGGACTAGAGGACAGCGCGCAAAAGGTCTATACCAACCTCCAGAAGCCAACCAGCACATGGCAAACCAAAGTCGCATTCCAGATCAAGGCCATTGCCAACGGCCGCACGATCTCGACGTCGAATGAGATTTACGGCTATGTGAGTGGCGGCACGCGCCCGCACGTCATTCGGGCCAAGAATGCGCGCTACCTGAACTTTCCGAGTGCTAGCAGCCCAAAGACGAGCCCCGGCAGTCTCGACAGCGGGGCGGGATCTCGTGGGCCGGCGGATACATTCCGGCGACAGGTGTTTCACCCTGGCACTGAGGCGCGCAAGTTTGACGAGGCGGCGGCCAAGATCGCCCGTGTCGAGTATCCGAAGCGTATGCAGGAAGCTGTCAAGCAGGGGGTTGCATGACTGAGTACACCGCCGCCCCGGCTCTCCCTGTCAGTATCGCGACAACGGCGCCCGTCGCGCAACCGGCGTTGCGGGTGTATCGTGATGATGGCCTGACGACGCGGGGCGGGCCTGCAATTCCGGTCTATATTGTGTCTGAGGCTGAGGCGGCGCAGTGGGGCACACGGGGCAATGTGCCGGTGCCGATAGTGGTTGTGTCTGACGGGCGCGCCGTCGCCGGCAACGTCGCACCTATCCCGGTATATGTCGTCAATCCCTAATGGTGTATCTTGACTAATCTGCTACAATCAAACTGTGCGACGGGTCGTACGCCCGATGATGGCTGGATTGCCATTCGCGACCCTCAGGGCCATCTCTGGTGCGAGTATCACCCCGGCCGGCAGGTTGTCAGGAACTACTGCAAGATCGATGGCACGCGCTACTATGGCGAAATTTCTATTGATGACCTGATCAACGGCACATACACCGCGACCCGCACGAAGCGACCGTAGCAAATCAATCACCCGCGCGCTTTGCCGCCTGTCTCGACTGAGATAGGCGGCTTTTGCTGTATGACTGATCCGACGCCAAATACGAACTATGCACACGGGCCGGGCGGATTGTTCAGCAATCCCGCCCTTAGTGCTATGGGCAGGCGTCGCAGCAAGTCAGCACAGCGACGGGCGGAGAAGGCGCGAGCGGCGCAGGTGTATAAGGCAGTACAGATTGACCCTGACGCTAATCCCGGTGCAATGCTCGCGCTGATGCTCACTCCTGAGCAGACAGCCGAGATTACCGAAGGCATACCGGGGCGCCTCGCCAAAGAGGCAGACCACTGCACCCTGATCTATCTGGCTCAGGACGCGGCGGCGATTGAGGACCGCAAGGCGGCCCTGCTTTCGTCGCTTGCCGTGCTGGCAAGTATGACCGAGCCGGTTGAGGTGGCAGTCAACGGCTACGGCGCCTTTGCCGGCGATGACGAGCAATACCCGCTCGTGATGCTCCTGAATAGCCCGCAGTTGCCTTGGCTCAGGCAAGCGGTGTATATGCGCGCTTCGGGACTTGCTATCCCCCTGGAAGATCGCTACGGCTTCACGCCGCACATTACGTTGTGCTACCTGCCTGCCAGCACGCCTATGCCGCGACTGGAGCGCAAGCGCACGCCGCTGCGCTTTGAGGCTATCAGTCTGGTATGGGCTGGTGAGCGCATCGATCTGCCATTACTCGGCAAGCAGCCGCTTGCGCCGCATATGGCTGGAGAAATTTCGACAGAAAAAGCGCCGGCTATCACAACCAAGCCGTTCGCCTCTCGCGCTCAGCAAAGATGGGCTTTTAGCACAGGTCAGCCGTTCGCAGAGCGCTGGGCAGATGAGACGGGCGATACGGCCGCGTTTCGTCGCCTGCCTGAGCGGGTTGCGCGCAAGAGCAAGTCAGCACAGCGGCGCCTTGCCGCCGCGCTTAAAGCCGAAAGCGATGAGGGCGCGAGCGGCCGCCCTGCGCCGAGCGGTGGGCGCGGGTATAGCGCTCGCGCGGGCGAGACTATTCGCGGCAATCTGAAACGTGGCGCCGATGGCAAGTTCACCAGCGCAGGTAGCGCCAGTGGGTCAAAGCCGTTCAAACTTGACCTGTCCGGCTTCCCCGATAAGAAAAAGAAGCCAAAGAAGGGTGGCAGCAAAGGCAGTAAGCCGAAGAAATCAGACGCACAGAAAGAGCAAGAGCGGCTTGCAAAGCAGGCGCAGCGTGAAGCCGAGCGCGACGCCAAGCGGCGCGAGAATGAAAAGGCTGTAGGCGATGGCGCCGGCCTTGGCGCCAGTCTGTCTGATGCCTTGCTCGAATTTGCCAGCCCTGACGAAAATATCACCCTTGCACCGCAGAACGCTGAAGCCTTGCTCGCCAAAGGGCTTGTCGAGAAAAACCCTGACGGCTCCTATCGCATCAGCGGCGCCGGCCGGTCGTATATCGCGGCGGCACGAACGGGCGATGTGAGCAAGGCGCGTGACGCACTCGGAAGGGGTGAGCAGCGCGCACAGCGGCGGCGCGAGATTGAGGAGCGCCGGGCGGCTCGTGAGGCAGCGCGCAACGCCAAAGAGCAAGGGAAAGATCCGAAGGAAGCCAAGCCAAAGAAGGGCGGCGGGGGCGGCAAGGGCAAAGACGAGAAGCCGTCAAAGAACAATACGAACGCCCTGCGCAACATCAGCCCCGCCGGCAACGCACGCCCTGCTAGTGGCGGCTCGTCTGGCGGCCCGCGCAACTCACCTGAGAAGCCGAAACAAGCAAAGCCGGCCGCAGATGAGCGGGCCATACGGCGCGACCAGGATCGGCGGGCGACGGCGCGCGATACGGCGCGCAAGGTTGGCATCTCGCCTGATGATTACAGCTCCCTGCGCGCTGCGGCCGAGACAGGCGGCGGCAACGATGCGCTTGCTCGGCTCGGTTTCACAAGCGGTGGCGAGGCGACTGACCAGGGCAGGCGTGCGCTGACGGCATTAGAGCGCGGCGACGTGCGCGGCTATCAGGCGGCGTTGCAGGATGCGCGCAACCGCATGGCGCGCGAGCGGGCAACAGCGGAGCGCCGGGCCGCCGTTGAGGCCAGACGACGCAGGTAGACACCCATGACAGACCTGATTGCCACGAAAACCGATAGCGCATCGTCGTTTGCCGTCTACAAAACGGCAAAGGGGCTGCGATGGATCGCCTTTTCCTCGAATGGCTTTGAGGACAAAGACAGGGAGATTGTTAGCACCAAGGCGCTCGCGACCGATGTTGAGCGCACGGCGAGAGACGGGCTGTATGGCCCGCTGCGCTGGTGGCACTGCGGCAACCCGGACCCGACGAACCTTGACGAGCCATGGGGGCCAGGGGTTGACCTCGGCTGGTGTGACTTCGCGGCGATGAGCGGGCCATTCCTGGTCGAAAGCGGCACATTTGCCAGCGACGCGATAGGTGAGGCCGTAGCCCGCAAGGCGGGCGATATGGCAATCAGTCTCGGCTTTTTTCACCCCAGAGGCGAGCCTGACGCCGATGGAGTGTTTTCCCATATTCGACGCTTTGAGCGGTCACTAGCCCCACACGGCCGGGTGTCTAACCCGCTCACAGCCTTCTACGTTCCAGGAGCAACCAGCGTGAATGAGCAGCAGATGCGAGCGCTCAAGGCTCTGCTTGACGGCAATCCCGCCGCGCAGGGAGAGATTGAGAGCATGATCAGCAAGTACACCGCCAGTGCCACAAAGACGGCTGAAGCCGCCGGCCTGCGGTTCAAGGATGACGGGATCGCGACCAAGATCGCCGAGATGGAAGCGCAGATCGCCGCCCTGAAGGCGATGGCAGAGAGCAAGGCCGAGGACAAGCCGGCCGCCGCTGCTGAGGTCGTCGAGGCTGAGGCCGAGGGCGACGACGGCGAGGAAGAGGCCATGGACTATGCCGGCGATATGAGCGTCGGCGATTTCAAGGCTCTGGTTGCCGAGGCCGTCAAGGTGGCAATGGGCGGCATGGCCTCTGAGATGAAGGCGCTGAATACTCGGCTCAATATGGCCGAGAAGATGGGCGCCATGATGGAAGAGATGAAGGGCTATATGAGCGGCACGTCTCAGAAAGACGCGAGCCGGGCCGAGCAGATCGAAGCCCTTCAGGCCGCGCTCACTGAGACGCAGACCAGGGTGAAAACCCTGACCGATCAGCTCTCGGAACTGCTGGGCGATCAGCCAGCCGCCGTCGCCAGTGAGAGCGGGCGCACGGTTGCCGCCGTCGAGACGCCTGACAAGTTCGAGGTCACAAAGAAGAGCGGCGCCCCGGCCTACTCGCACCCCGCCGATGCCATTGGCGCATGGGTTGAGGGTCTGACTTCGTAGCATCGTGCGACCTGTCGCACCAATCGACACAGCAGAGGAGTTACTACCGTGTATCTGAGCGATAACGCCCTTGCCGAGAAGGTGAGCGATCTCGCCTTTAACCGCATGTGGCAGATGGCGATGAAGGCCGCCGGCAGCACGCCGAATACCAACTACGCCCACGGGGCAACCGGGCTCTTTGCCAATCCGGCACTGGAGCGCCCGTTGTACTCGACGGTGATCACCCCGTTCAGCGGCATTCAGTTCGTGCTGCCCGTGCGCGAAACAATGGTCACCGACCCGCTTGATGGCATCATCACGGGTGTCACCGACACCACGGGTAACGAGGCCTCGGGCCTCTGTGATGACCCGCCCACGACTGGCCTGACCAAGCTCTGCCAGCGGTCGTTTCCCCTCGGTCTGTTCGCCCGGCAGACCTCGGTGTACAACATCAGGGAGGGCACCCGACTTGCGTCGCGTGGCGAGCATCGTGACTTCCTGGTGTACGGCGACCCGTTCAACACGCCGAACGCCAACCGCAACCCGTGGACGCCCTCGGTGCCGGGCCTGACTGACATCAATCAGTCTGCCAACACGAACACGGGCCGGCTGATCTACTCGTGGATGGTCGCGTGGGCACGCGACTTCGCGCAGCAGATCTACACCGGCAACCCGGCCAACAACAGCGCGGGCGGCGGCTATAAGGAGTTCTACGGCCTGAACGAGCTGATCAACACGGGCTATCAGGACGCGGTGAGCGGTGTTGCCTGTGCCGCCGCTGACAGCATCGTGAAGTCGTTTGCGGGTCAGAACGTCGCGACGGCGGGCAGCGCCGCCGTGACCCAGATCCTCGAAACCTACTACGTGCTGATGGATCTGGCCGCCCGCGTCAACCTCGCCCCGGTGCGCTGGGTGCTCGCGATGCCTCAGTCGCTCTTCTACCAGCTCACCCGCATCTGGCCCTGCTCGTACCTGACCGATGGTTGCAGCACTGACGTGGTGCGAATTGACGCGGGCGACCAGATCCGCATGCGTGACGAGATGCGCGGCGATCTGACCAATCGCACCGGGACGCACCTGAAGATCTTCGGGCAGAATGTGCCGGTCATCATCGATGACAGCATTCCCGAGACGGCCATCGGTGGCGGCGTGCAGCAGGCCTCGATCTACTTCATTCCGCTCACGGTCCTCGGCGGGCAGCCGGTCACGTACCTGGAGTACATCAACTACGATGCGATTGGCGTGCCTCAGGACGCCGCCCGCTTCGCGCCTAATGGCTTCTTCCAGACGACCGACAACGGCCGCTTCCTCGTGGTGAAGAAGGCGCCGACGAACCTGTGTGTGCAGGTGCTTGCCTACACCGAGCCGCGCCTGAAGCTGCTCACGCCGTACCTTGCGGCGAGGATCGATAACGTGCGCTACAGCCGCCTCAATGACCTCAGGAGCTACGATCCGTCGAGCCCCTACTGGGCGAACGGGGGCAACACTTCGGGCGCCTCGAATGCGCCGAGTTATTACCCGCCCGTGTCGTAGTGTTTTTCAGTCGGACAAAAGCCGCCGAGCAACAGCCCGGCGGCTTTTGGATTAGCCTATCCATGCGCCTTTGTCAGGTCTATAGTCAATCGTTTTGGTCATCTTGCTACTGTTACAAAACTTGCACAATGGCTGAACGTTTGATGCGGTATGTTTTCCGCCGCGCGACACTGGCTTAATATGGTCAAGCGTAATTTCGGGCCTGCCGCAACACAAACACTGATTACCGTAATACGCGCATATTGCCTGCCACTGCTCAAAAGTAAGATCGCCTTGCGCTGCGATTGTGCGCCGAGCATGGTTAAACATGCTCTTGCTAGCATTTTTTCGCTTCCTAAAAGTTTGATCCTGCCGCCAGCGCTCACGGTAATGCTTATTCTGTTTAATCCTATATTTATCCCTGTATTCAGGATCAGCATAGCGCCTCTTGTATCGCTCTTTCTGCTTCGCCTTCTCTGCTGGCTGGTTGTGATATTCGGCATAACACGGCTTGCACCAGGACTGATAGCCGTCTCGGTATCGCTTGTCTTTGTTGAACTGGTCAACAGAGCGCACGACGCCGCAGCGCTTGCAGGGCTTCTCGGTCATTGACGGATCGGGGAGATATGCTACACTCATGGGGCTGGCCTTTCTGCACAAGGGCCACGAAAGAGGCGTCAGGGATTGCAGCCCTGACGCCTCGTATTATACCATTCGTGCGACCGTTCGCACAACCGTTCAACGTTACAATCTACCACTTCATATGCTATGATCCCTCTGTGTACTATGTAGCGGGTGTAACCTGGATAGTGCGCGGCGACGCATCAGCGCTCCGGTTCAGCCGGGGCGTTGGTGTTTCTGATGGCCTCTGCGATCTTGTCTGCCAGGATCAGGCGCCCAACGCCGCCAAATGGCCCGGCGTGCTCCTCTGCCACCTGTGCGCACCGCTCGCGCTCTGCCTCGACTGCGGCGCGGATTGTGGCGGCGATCTTCTCAGCAAGCCACCTGCGATTGATGAGGCGAAGCGCGTTGCCGGGCTCGTCTTCGCGCCAATCAAATTCATCAAGGTCAAAACTGTACGCAATCTCGCGCGCCCGCTCTTCTGGTGTCATAGCGCTTCAACCTCGTTATCATTCACGGTCACATCGCCCTGCGCCGTGCGAACAGTCACACTATGATAGGTGTAATATACCGGCCATCCCCCATCATAGCCTGCCAAAGTCCAGATTGGCTTGATGTTAACAACCTCACCCTCCAGCCCTGCGGCCCAATCAAGCCGGTCATCGCCCGTCGCCAGCACGCGCACCCTGTCACCTGTCCGCATTACCGTCCCCTTCTTCGTTTAATCGACGCTTGCGAATGATTTCTGCCTCCGGCGCGCCTCGTAACTTGCCATCGGTTACAGTGAATGTGATATTGAGCGTATCGCCGCTGCTCAACACGTCAATTACTTCACCCTCTTTGGCGGGTGCGGAAATGGCAAGAACCTTGCTCGCCTTCCTCCCCGATCCCTTCGACGTGCGCCGGCCCTGCTTGAAGCGGTCAACCTCGGTTTGCTCGATAAGCCAATCGCGCCCGTGCTTCTCGGCTTTCAGGTTGCTGGCCTTGATGTGGGCCAGCACCGTTGTGCGCGTGATGCCGAGGATCGCGGCGGCTTCTGCGGTGGTGAGCATTACTTAACTCCTGCTCTAGCTAGGACATGTAATCGTCACAGCCGCCAAATCAACCTGACCTGTTCGTAGTCTCATCGCCGTTACTCCCATGCCCCATTCAGCAGCGGCGTGTCAGCGGTCACAGTCGGCAGAAGCGCGCGCGTCAGGTTGCCGATCTCCTCAACGCGCTGCCAGTAGCCGGTATCGCGCCAATCGGGCGCAGTGGCGGCGACTTCCTGAGCGCGGGCGCCAGCGAGTGCTTTGCAGTGATCGGCGTGGCTATGCTCATGGTTCAGGTAACAGGCAGCACAACGGCTATCGTACCTGAACCACTTGCCGGACTTCGCATCGTGAAAGTTGAGGGTGCTCATTGCCCGTTGCCTCTTGCACTAACTAGCCGAGGAAGTCAAAGCCGTCATAGCCGGTCATCTCGATAAGGTCAAGCAGATCGGCATCGTCGGCGCCGGCCGGAATGCCGTCACTCACCAGGGCCTCCATATCCTCACAGGTGACGAGCATCGCCCGCGTCACCTGCCCGCTGTGCAGTTCCACCGCTACGATGTGACCTTCGGAGCGCTCGCGCCAAATCTGCGTTGTCATCTCGGTTGCCCTTTCGTCATTACCTGTCTGCTATGTGCTAATGGTACCACTAGTGGCACTAACTGTCAAGGGGTTTGGGGCCGGGTTTTCGATCAATTTTGGCGAATGCCTCTGCGTCAGCTCGCTTGACGAAATAGCGGGCGCCGTGCGGCTCGTCAGTGCCGAGGTTGACCGCTAGCAGGCGCCCGGCCTTGATATGGTTCAGAACTTGCCGTCGCTCTATGCCGATGATTGCGGCGGCGGCCTTTGGAGTGAGCAGATCGTCAGGGGTCATGTGCGTCTCCTAAAACTTTAGCGGGCCAATCTCAGCCTTGATGCGCTCGCGCAGACCGTTGGCATAGTCGCGCTGACTGCGGTAGAAAGCATAGGCGTCAGGGTTGGCCCTGAGAGCATTCATATGCTCGCGAAAGGTCATACCCTCAGGGGTCGTAATCCGGGCCTCAGTCTCGACAACCAGGGGCCAGAGCCGGTGCGCTTCCATCTGCGCCTGATACTCGGCGCTCTTGCGCTTCATATCGGCCATACGCTGCGCCTCTTGCGCCTTGCGGGCCAGAGCATCAGCGCCCATTTTCTTTGCCGGCTTCTCGCCCTCCGCCCACATCAGCGCCTTAGCGCCGCAGCCCGTGCCGAAGTACACGAAGTCAAACGAGCCATCAGCGCTGGTGCCGTCAGTCGGCCTGAGAACCATGGTCCGCTTAAGGCCGGAGCGCCCGCAGCAGTCGCAGTCGGTGTGCTCGTCAGAGATGCCAACCAGGGTGTAAAGCTTCGTTTTGATCTCAGTAGTGAGCATTGCCGGTTCCTTTCGTCACCGCCTCTTCTGGTAATGACTATAGCACTAGTGGTAATGATTGTCTACCTGTTTTTGCGACAGGTCGCACAGATTGACAAAAATGCTATACTGGTCCTATGCGCTTCCCGCTTCACAGCCTGTCAGCTCGCGCCCCGTACCAGGGCCGCCCCGCCGTGCGCCCGAGTGCGCGAGCGACCTGTAAAGCGATAGCCAGGTTTCGATTAATCATCCCTCACCTATAAATTACTCTTATAGGTGAGGGATGATAATTAAAATCTCCCTAAACCCCTTACACTTCCTGACAGGGAAGCGCATCAGAAAGCCATCGCCGCCCAACCGGGCTTGAATAGTAGCCGTTAGCGGTAGCGGAAAGGTGTAGCAGGGTGAGTGACGCAGATGAAGTCGCGCGGCGGCTCTTGCGGTCTGTTGAGGCAGACCAATCACAGGCGGGCATCGAGCAACTAGGCGCACTGGCCGGCGCTCTGTTCGTCAGTCTCGATACGCACGTTCCGAGCAACCTTGCCGCGACCCTGACCCGCGACTGGTTCTTTCTGAACCTGTGCCGCTCCCTTTGGCCTGACCATATGCCACAGGCGCCCTTTTGGGATACGCTGCCGCCTGAGCCGCCGAGGGGTGACGAATGACCATACAAGGTGCGCTTGTCGTCATCGTCGCCGTGCTGGTCGGTATGCTGGTTGCCTCGCAGAACGGGCTAGACGGCGCGCAGACGTTCGCAACAGTCTGCTTTGCCTGGATATGCCTATCGGCCTGCTATCACGCCGTAGGCGCCGTCCTAGGGGCCTTCAGGGTCAAGCGGAGGCGTGGGCGATGAGTGATGCCTTTCGCGAGTTTGGGGAGAGTTTGTCAAGCGCTGTGAGCAACGCTGCGAGCGCAATGGCTGCACTTGTGTTGGCGCAGCGCCATGCCGACCTTCAGGACGGACTAGAGTTAATCCGCGACCGGGCTATCGCCTTTGAGCACGCACGCATCTGCGCCGGGCTTGTCTGGCCGTATCGAATGACGGCGCCTACAGAATGGCTTGATCGGGCAAAGAAAGCGGGATTGGTGCGATGACACCTGATTTCTACGCAGGTCAGCGGGTTGTGGTAACGGGCGGCGCCGGCATGGTCGGATCGGCACTTGCCGAGTTGCTGATTGACCGGGGCGCCGAGGTGCTGGTCATTGACGATATGAGCCGGGGCAGCACGTTCGTGCCGGGTTCTCGCCTGATCCGGGTTGACGCGGGTGATGAGCGGGCGATGACCAAGGCGCTTGACGGCGCTTTCGCCCTGTTCAATCTCGCTGCCTATGTCGCGGGCGTGGCCTACAATCAGCACAATCATGCACTGATGTTCGAGCGCAACGTCAGATTGCAGACCGTGCCGATGATTGCCGCCGCCGTGCGCAGCGTGCCGCACGTCCTGCAAGCCTCGTCCGTGTGCGTGTACTCGCCTGATCACAACGCGCCGGCCTACGAGGTGTTCGGGCGCAGAGACGAGCCGCACGCCGCGAATAATGGCTATGCCTGGTCAAAGCGGATTGGTGAGCGCGTTACCGAGTGGGCAGATCTCGCGCACGCCGTCATTGTGCGGCCGTCAAACGTCTTTGGCCCGCGCGACTACTTTGACGAGCGGGCGCACGTTATCCCGGCGCTCATTCGCAAGGCGCTGAACGATGCGACGATCCGCGTCAACGGTTCAGGTCACGAGCGGCGCGAGTTTATCTATGTCGCCGACGTTGCGCAGGGCATGCTGACAGCCCTGGAGCGCGGCGAGCACGGCAAGGCCTATAACATCGGCACGAGCGGCGCAACTTGTGTGAGCATTCGCGAGCTGGTGACACTCATTCAGGCGGCGTGCGGCACTGATAAGACTGTCGAGTTTGCGAGCGATTACGACCCAGGCGACCCGGCGCGCTACAGTGACGCATCGCGCTTGCAGGCGCTTGGCTGGTCGCACGTGTTCAGCCTGTATGACGGCTTGCAACGCACCGTCGATTGGTACAGAGGTGTTCGCTAATGCGCGTGTATGTGATGACCTCGGATAAATATCTTCCCGCCGTGCGGCCGTTTCTCTGGCTGTTCGGTAAATACTGGCCGGGGCAGACGGTCACAGTCTGCGGCTTCACGTCGCCTGATTTCGAGTTACCCCCGTTTGCCGACTTCCTGAGCCTTGGCACCTTCTCTGACTATCCGGTCAACCGCTGGTCAGACGCGCTGCTGAAACTCCTGAGCGTCATCCCTGACGAGCCCTTCGCCTTGATGCTCGAAGATTACTGGATTACGCGCCCGGTGCAGGTTGAGGCGGTGCGTATGCTCGCAGACTACTGCCGCCAGTTCGGCTACGTCTGCCGTATGGACCTGACCGGCGACAGGCTACACGCGCAGGGCGCAAGCCTCTACGGCAAGTGCGGTCATCTGGATCTGATCTGGTCTGACCCCGAGAGCCAGTATCATATGTCGCTGATGACCGCTATCTGGAGCCCGCGCAACCTGCGCCGTGTGCTCATTCCGGGCGAGACGCCATGGGAAGTCGAGTTAAACGGCACGCCGCGCCTACGGGCGATGCGCGACGAAATGATCGTCCTCGGTTCGCGGGTATGGCCCGTGCGTCATACCCTGGCATTTCGAGGTGGCGATAGTGCCAAACTGCTACTTGACGAACTTGACCCGTCAGACGTTGCCGAGTTGACCGCACTCGGCTATCTTAAGCCGTGGGGTGTGGAATGAATACAAGATTTACTTTATGGCTTCCTCGTGTTGATAAGATGGGCGATGTGTACGGAGACGCCGCGAAAGCGGCAATTGAGGCGCAGCACGAGCATTTGACCCGCGAATGGCGCCGCATCATCGTTGATGCAATCCGACCGGAAGTAGGGAGTTCGGCAGAGCGGTGCGCTGATTTGATTATCGCGGCGCTTAGTGAGCGCATAACCGTATATCCCCCCGTAAGCACACGTCATGAAGGCGGCAGATTTCAATGAAGCAAATCGGCGTTGGCACCTTTCGCACCACTGAGCGCATGCGCGAGCTGGTCAATCAGGTACTCGACAGCGGGCGCATCTCCTATGGCCCCATGTCGCGCGCTTTTGAACAGCAGTTCGCCGCCTTGCACGATAGCCGCTATGCCGTGCTATCGAATAGCGGCACCTCAAGTCTGCAAGTAGCTCTGCAAACCCTCAAAGAGTTGCACGGGTGGGCAGACGGCGACGAAGTGATCGTGCCGTCGCTCACCTTTGTTGCGACCGTTAATGTTGTGCTGCACTGCCGTTTGACGCCTGTGCTGGTTGACGTGGAACCAGGCTACTACGGCATTGACGCACGCCAGATTGAGGCGTCCATCACGCCGCGCACGCGCGCCATTCTGCCGGTACACCTGTTCGGCATGCCGTGTGATATGAAGGCTGTGCAGGCTCTCGCTGCACAGCACAGCCTTGCGGTTATCGAGGATAGTTGCGAATGCATGTTTGTCAGTCACCACGGGCGCGCGGCCGGCTCGTGGGGTGACGTAGGCTGTTTTTCGACCTACGTTGCGCACCTGCTGACAACGGGCGTGGGCGGCATCGCGACAACCAATGACCCTGAGATCGCCGCCGTGATGCGTTCGCTCGTCAACCACGGGCGCGATGGGATCTATATCGCGATTGACGACGACGCCGGCAAGAGCGGCGCCGAGTTGCGCGAAGTCATCAGCAAGCGCTTTCGCTTTGAGCGCATCGGACATTCGTTTCGGATTACCGAACTAGAAGCGGCCTTAGGCCTCGCACAACTCGAAACCTGGCAGGAGATGATCGCACAGCGGCGGGCCAATGCCATGGCCCTGTGCCACGCGCTCAATCCTGTCTCTGACCTGTTGCAGTTGCCTCAGGTGCGACCGCACACCGGCCATGCCTTTATGATGCTGCCCCTGGTCATCAGGCACGCGCCTAAAGACGCGCTGTGCGCGTATCTAGAAGAGCGCGGCATTGAAACGCGCGAGATGTTGCCGCTTACCAATCAGCCCGCCTATGCTGATTGGTGCGACCCGTCGCACTATCCGGTTGCCGACTGGGTTAACCGGAGCGGCTTTTACGTCGCTTCGCACCAGGATTTGACCGCAAGCGACATTACCTATATGGCGGAAGTGATCACTGAGGGTGTCAATTCGCTTGTTATGCGAAAGGCGGCATAGATGGGCCATACCGCACATAGCGTTGTTGATTGGACAAACTACCTGACCCATGCCGAGGTTGACGCACTACAGGAGATGGCCCGCTCCCTGCCTGAGCATGCGTCAATCGTAAACATTGGCGCCGGCAACGGCACATCAGGCCTGGCTTTTATGGAAGCGCGCCCCGATCTCAGGCTCTTCACAATCGACATTCAGAAGGAAAGCAGCCCCTTTGGCTGTCTGGAAGGCGAGGAAGCGGTATTCAGATCGGCCGGCTTCTGGGGCGACCCGCGCCATACGCAAATCCACGGTGATAGCAAGGAAGTCGGTAAGCGTTGGGAGTATGGCCCGGTTGACCTCGTGTTTGTTGACGGCGGCCATCAGTACCACGAGGCCAAAGGCGATATTACTATCTGGTTACGGCATATCAAGCCGGGCGGCATTATGGCCGTTCATGATTACGAGAAAAAAGTCAAGGTTTGGCACGGCGTCAATAAGGCCGTCAAGGAATTGCTTGTCGGCAGATATGAGCAAGTGTCGTTTGTTGACACGCTGATTTCATTCAGGGTGAAGTGATGCACGGAAAATTACTACAAAGCCTTGCTCTGTCTATGGGAGTTTTACCGGCTGATGTACGTGCGCAGTATGAAATGCTTGCAGATCAAGAGCAAACATGGCATCAGGCGGTATGCCTTGGCGTGCCATTTGAGGAAGTAAAAGCCTATGACGCTTGCATTGTAGCGTATGCGGCCAAGATGCCGCACTCCAATCAAATGATATGGCGTGCGGCGTGGCAAGTTGCAATTGAAAGCCTGAAAAAAGGTGAAGGATTGCCGGAGTTACCGCAATGACCCTCCGCCTACACCTCACTCCTGACCCGACTGCCGTTGACGACAACAACGGCATTGGTCGCATTGTCAAGGCGCAGTATGACCTGTTGCCGCGCTATGGGGTTGAGTTGGTCGGATCGCCCGATACGGCAGATGTAACCGCCTGTCATATCGAGAGCAACGGGCGCAACGTTGACGTGCTGCACTGCCACGGGCTGTATGTTGAGGATTTGCCGCACGAGAAGTATCAGGCCTGGCATTACGAGGCGAACAAGCGTATTGCGGCGACGGCGCGCGGCGCTCGCGTGATCACCGTTCCCTCGCCCTGGGTCGCAGAGACGTTCAAGCGCGATATGCGCCTCGATCCGCTCGTCATCGGCCATGGCATTGACCCGGCCGAGTGGGCACCCCTGTCGAGAGAAGAGCGGCGCGGCTATGCGCTGTGGAATAAGAGCCGTAGCAGTGACGTATGCGACCCGCGCCCGGCCTGTGCGCTTGCGCGGCGCGGCGTGCCAGTCATCACGACCTTTGGTGACGCCGGCACGCGACCTGAAACCCTGTTCGTGATTGGCGTGCAGCCTCACGACAAAATGCGGACGTTCATCAGACACGCCTCGGTATACCTCGCAACGACGCCTGAGACATTTGGCATTGGCACGCTAGAGGCGATGGCGGCCGGCGTGCCAATCCTCGGCTATCGCTGGTGTGGCACGTCCGATCTGGTAGAACACGGTATTACGGGTTGGCTTGTCGAGCCCGGCGACACCGAGGGGCTATACCAGGGCTATTATGCGCTGATGGATAACTGGCAGCAGTACAGCCAGAATGCCGCAATCACAGGCGTATCATGCACATGGGACGCGGCCATGCGCGCCTATGTTGATCTGTACCATCGCATCGCAGAGGAGAAGGCGCGCGAGCGGCACCGGGTATGTGTGGTTGTGACCAGTTATAACTATGGTCAATACTTGAAAGGCGCCGTTGACAGTCTGCTAGTGCAGTCTGATGCGCCTGACGAAATTGTCATTGTCAATGATGGCAGCACAGACCATACCGATGATGTTGCGCTTGATGCACTAGCGGTGCATGCCGCCGCTGGCGTGCGCTATATTCCTCAGTCCAATCAAGGTGTAGCCGCCGCGCGAAACAACGGCGTTGCGGCAACCGAGTGCGAGTATGTGATCTGTCTCGACGCAGATGATCAACTCGCACCTGACTATATTCGGGTCTGCCGCGCCGCCTTGAAAGCAGATCGCGCCCTCGGCATTGCGTATACTGGCCTTGGCTTGCTTGCCGACGATGGCAGGGTCACGCCCTCGGCATTCCCGCCCGCCTTTGATTGGGAGCATCAGAGCACGCCGGGCAATCCCCCGCGCACCTGTGTGCCAACGGCGGCGATGTTCCGGCGCTCACTCTGGCAACGGGCCGGCGGCTATCGTCAGGTGTTTGCGCCGGGTGAAGATGCCGAGTTCTATACGCGCGGGCTCTCAGTCGGCTACGCCGCGCGCAAGGTGGCAGACGAGCCATGGATCTGGTATCGCAATCACGCGGGGGGCGCCAGTAAGACACGGCGCTATTTCGACTATTCGGGCTATCACCCCTGGATGCGCGACCGTCAATTCCCGTTCGCAGCACCCTCCGAGAAGCCGCCCACGGTCCTGAGTTACGCGCGACCGCTGATCAGCGTCATCATTCCCGTTGGGCCAAACCACGCCCGCTACCTGCCCGGCGCAATTGATAGCCTGCTGATGCAGACCTATCGCCAATGGGAATGTATTGTCGTGAATGACAGCGGCGAGGATCTTGATCTGCCCGCATACCCGTTCTGCAAGGTGTTGCAGACCGAGGGCGGGCGCGGGCCTGCCGCCGCGCGCAACCTGGGGTTGCATGCCGCAACTGCGCCGCTGGTCCTGTTCCTTGATGCCGATGATTGGCTAGCCGATCCTGATGCGCTGCGCCTGATGTTCAAAAAGCAAGCCTTGACCGGCAAGTATGTGTACTCGGATTGGGTCAACTTTGAACAGGGGCGCGACCCGTGGGAGGACCAAGCGCCAGAGTATGACCCGCAGGCCTGGTTCGTGAAGGGTCAGCACGCCGTTACCGCTCTTGTCCCTACCGAATGGGCGCGAGCGGTTGACGGCTTTGACGAGGCGTTGCCGGGTTGGGAAGATTGGGATTTCTTCGCGAAGCTCGCCGCCCGTGGTTTCTGCGGTGTCAGGCAACCCGGCGCCTTGCTCGGCTATCGGAAGTATTCAGGCACGCAACGGAATGCGGCATGGGCCAATGGCGAGAAACTTGCACCGCTGATCCGGGGCAGATACGAGGGAGTAAAACCGATGGCATGCGGTTGCGGGCCGTCTGGCGCGGCCTTGATGCGAATACGACAGTCACTCACGGAAGGGGAGATCATGAGTATGGACCTGCAAGCGGGCCAGACCCTTATGGAGTATACCGGCAACAAGGCCGGTACGACCAACGTGCAAAGCCGCACGAAGCGCGTTGACGGGCGACCCGTGCGCTACACCTACGGTGGCGATCAGCGCCTAATCGCCGTCTGGAATGAAGATGTTGCTTTTATGGAGGGCATCGGCTTTCGGAGGGCGCTAGACGCCGCTGAGAGCCCCGCGCCCGCGCCCGTGTCGCATCAGCCGCCCCCGGCGCCTATCGCCGCTCCTGAGCCCGCACAGCGCGTCACAGCACCCGCCCCGGCGCAGTTTGCCGCAGAGCGCGCGGCGGCGGCGAGTGACGACGATGCGCCAGTCGCAGATGCCGCAGAGATCGCGGCGGCATTCGACAAGGCGGCGCTTGATCGGGCCGTCGAGAACAAGGCGCAGCAGCACAAGCAGCGCGGGCGCCCGCGCAAGCAGGGGTGACAGTGTCGCGCCGCCCTTCCACCTGGCAGGATATTTACTATCGGCACATCAGACGGGGTGACGATCCGGCATACGCGCTGTATGCCGCTGATGAGTGGAAAAAGCGACAGGAGAAACGCAAGGTGAGTGAGAAGAATATCGCAAACCCCTACCAGGGTCAGCCGCAGCAGGTTCCGAGCGTGGGTCGGGTTGTGCATTTCGTGTATGGCGACAAGCATGTTCCGGCAATCATCACCGATCCGGCATTCACCGTGCCTGAGGGCGTAGGCGAGGTGACTATGCAGGCGCTTACTGTCTTTCCAGTGAACGAGCCGCCCTTTACTGCGGTCGCCTGGCACGACGCAACAGAGGCGCCGGCCGGCGGCACCTGGCACTGGCCGGAGTTCGTGCCGCCCCGCTAGTGCGACCTGTCGCACGTTGACGGCTATGCTATAATTCAGGTGGCGACTGCCGCTATCTGCGATGCCCGTTGCGACCGTGGTTCAATACAGGTAAACGCTGGCCTGTAGAGATAGCGTGTCGCGTAGGCAGTACAGGCGTGACGCCTCGGAGAGACGAGGTTACAAACGAATATCCGCCCGCTTTGACGGCTGATCTGTGCGACCTGTCGCACGCATCAGCCTTTTTCTATGACACTCGCCCTGTTCACAACCGCTGCAATCCTAGCCGTCTACCGACTGGCCATGATGGTCACGCGCGAGGAAGGGCCATTCGACGTGTTTGACCGGCTCAGGGCGGCGGCATCTCGACTGCCAGACAACGCCGAGGGCAACCGGCGCCGCTCGCACTGGATTGCGCGCGGGCTGGCCTGCCCGCTCTGCGTCTCATTCTGGCTTGCGCTCCCGGCGGCATTCCTTGTCACTCAGGTAGCAGGCGCCCCGGTCGCAACTGCATTCGGGCTGTGGTTGCCCATTGCCGGCGGCGTGCTCTTCCTGTTCCAGATAGGCGGCTCGTAATGACTGGGCAACCTGTCACCCTCTTGTCACTGGAACAGTTCAGGCGCATCGTCAAGATGCACCCGTATCGGTTCTGGCAACTCGACAACGCGACGTTGCAGAGCGCCAACCCCTGTGACGATGTGCTGTATGAAGAGGACTGGCAGAACGCCTACGCGATGAGCCGGTCAAGCATCAGGCAGGCGATTGACGTTGCGGAGCGCAAACTACGCGACTGGCTCAGGTATGACGTTGCGCCGCGCTATCGGACTGATAGTGTCGAGTGGCCGCGTCGGTTCAATCAGACGGAATGGCGCTACGGCGATTGGGGCGCGATTGACCGGGCGATCAGCGTGCAACTGCCCTATAAGCAGGTGCGGTCTGTCGGCGCGCTCACGCGCACGAGCATTGGCGATGCCGCTGTCACCCTGTCTGATGCGAATAACGACGGGCTGATTGACACCTTCACCGCGACGATTACCACGACCGTTGCTGACACGTCGCAGATTGCCGCCTACTTCACTACAGCCGACCGATGGGATGATCTCGCACCGCTGGATAGTTGGAAGATCCAGCCAATTAGCGTGGTAATCTCAGGCGGCACGGCAACGATCCGGGGTAACGTCTGGCAGATCGTCAGGCCGATCCTGTATGCCGACGTGGTTGACCCCACAACCTACTATGACCCGGCAGACGAGACAATCTATGCCGAGAGCCTGACGATCTATCGCGAGTACATTAACCCGAATGGGCAGACCGTTGACGACGCGCAGGCAACGCTCATTTGGGAAACGCAGCCATGGCCGTTCTGGTGCCTGACCTCAGGCGCCTCGCCATATGAGCCGAATGCGTCTGATCCTGCCGCCGTGGGCAAGGCCGTTGCCCGCGTTGGCATCAGGGACGCGGCAAACGGCATCGTTACGCCGGGTGAGGCTGTCTATAACAGCACATCGGGCGAGTGGTTGCGGGTCAACTGGTCAACTGGTTTCGAGCCGGATCGGGCCGAGGTTCGCTACCTCGCCGGCTTGCCATTGACTAACGGGCAGATGGATCGGTCGTGGCAGGAGTTCGTCACGTACATGGCCCTGGCCGAACTGGAAGGGCCGATCTGCGCGTGCGAAGGTGTCAGGCAACGCCTGCACCACTGGCAATTCGACATGGCCCGCACGGCGGGCGCGAATGATGAAGCATACGCTATCAGCACGGCTGATCTTGACAATCCATTCGGCACGAGACGGGGGCATATCCACGTCTGGCGCCGGGTGAAAGACAATCAGCAAGTGCTAGGCTATTCGTTCTAGGGAGCAACCATGCCGCGTCTCACTCGGAGCGACATTTATACGCAGCGAATGAACCGCCTGTTCTTTCAGATCGGCGGGCCATTCCCCAACAGCGCATGGGCCTATTACGGGCTGAATGCACAGTACGCGATGCTTGACGGCGTGTCGGAGAGTTACGGGTCGGTTGACCCGATCTACGTCAAAGATCCCGTCGTCACTGACAGGTATCAGATCGTGGGCCGGCAGCGGTCACAGCCCGATCTCGGCACGGCCAATCTGACCCTGATGGAAAAGATCGGCTTTGTGCCGCGCGACCTCGGCAAGCAAGGCTGCGAGTTCAACCTGTATCGCCCCGTGGGCAACTGCAAGAGCCTGGCCGATTTCAATAACGGTTGGGATTACGTGGAAGTCTACGGCGGCTGTATCGCAGAGGACCGCGACGGCGGCGACGTGTTTCCCCAGGACGGCGACGAGGCGCTGACCAATGCGTACAGTCTCAAGATCGCCGAGATGTACAAGGTTGGGCGCCTATCGTTTGGCGAGAAGGCCGCGACCGGGGTTGACCGCGAGGTGGTTGACGTGGTATGGGGCGGCGGGGTGAACTGCGGCAACTGCGGCCCGGCCGATGACGGCGCGACCCGCCTGTATGCCGTGACGCAGAGCAGCGGCGCCGCCTCACCCGGCCTGCAAGCCGAGGTTGTGTATGTTAACCGCGACGCGGTGACAGGCGCAACCACGGTCTATCAGTATCCGCTCACCTATCTCACCACGAGTGAGCAGCCCTCGGCAATCGACATCATGGGCGATTACCTGATCGTCGTCTCGAATGACGCAGGTTCCTACGCCTATGCGGCGATCAACTCGCTTGACGGCACCCTCGGCAGTTTCACCGAAGTCACAACCGGCATCGTCGCGACGAAAGAGCCCAACGATATTTTCGTCGCAAACCCGTTCCAGGCCTATCTGGTTGGCGATGGCGGCTATATCTATAGCCTGACCAGCGTCACCCAGGGCGTTACGACCCTCGACGCGGGCGACGCGACCACGCAGAACCTCAACCGCATTCACGGCGACGGGGCCTCTACCCTGGTTGCCGTGGGCGCCGCCGCGACCGTGGTCTATAGCGCGAACGGTGGTACATCGTGGCAGACCGCGAGCGCTGCGCCCGGTGCGGCGGCCCTGACGGCGGTCAGTGTCAAGGATGCGTATCACTGGTGGGTGGGCGGCGCCTCGCGCTACTACACCCGCAATGCCGGGGTGAGTTGGGCGCAGCAGGCGATTGCGGGTGCGAGTACCATCACCGATATCGTGTTCGCAACGCCTGAGGTTGGGTACACGGTGTACAACACGGCAACCCCGGCCGCGCGCATTCAGGCGACCCTGAACGGCGGTCACGATTGGGCCGATGTTGGCAACGGCGAGTTGAGTAGCCGGGTGCAGGGATGGCCTTCGTTCCAGCAAGTCAACCGCGTCGCGGTGCCGAACAGCACGCCCGATCTCAACTGTGCCTTTCTCGGGGTTGCCGGGCGCGACGGCGCCGCCGGTACTGACGGCGTGCTGCTGATCGGTGCAAGTGCGCTCCTCTAGTCGAGTATGGGGCCGGGCAGCGGTTGCCCGGCCCCTGACGCCATAAGGGAGGATTATGGAGCCCATTCCTATCACGCGCGGCCGGCGCGTCAACGCCCGCCCTCGCCACCTGTTCAGGGACACGGGGATCGAAGTCGAGTTGCACAAACTCAGCCCGACAACCTTGCAGCGCATCGCGGAGACTGTCAGGGCGGAGGCCAGGGCGCTGCCGGCGGCCCATGAGCACAAACTGCCTGAGCCGCCGGTTGAGCGGGTGGACATGGGCGGCGAAATCCGGGAAGAGCGCAACGAAAATCACCCTGACTATCTGGCGGCGCTTGACCGCTGGGGCCGGTGGGCCATGGGTGAGGCGAATGAGCGTTTCCTGCGCATCGCGGCAATCACGGCAATCGAGCCGCTTGACACGAGCGATGAAGAGATTGCCGCCGCCGCGCAGCGCGTGCGCCGCTCTCTGAGCCTGGAAGGTGTGGAACTGCCCTACTTTGACCGCTACACACCAGCGGAAAATGACCGGATCGTCTGGCTCTTGCACGTTGCGATTGGCTCAACCGAGGATCTGCAAGAGTTCTATCAGGCACTCACCCAGCGCTCTGCGGTATCAGAGGAGGGCGTACAAGCGCACCTTGCCACCTTTCCGCCCGCCGTATCACCCAACGGCAACGGGGCCGACGTATAAAGGGCGTGACATCTTCACCTGGAAGGTGCCATCGGCGGGGTTTGAATACAGCTGCGTACTTGAAATGTACCTGTGCGCGATGGCCTGGGGGATTGAGCCCGCCCGATGGGATAGATTAGATCCTGACTATCAAGCGCTCTGCCTCGCTGTTTACCGCAGTAAGAACCAGATCAACGCCATCACCGATCATTACATCGTCAATCGCCCGCGCTAGATAACCGCATCACCCGCGCGCACGCCGCCTATCACACGATAGGCGGCGCTTGTCGTTATGGCACTTCAGGAAATTGGCATCAAGTTAGTACTCGACCCTGGTTCGTTCTACAGCGAACTAGGGCGGGCGGGCGATGCCGTAGGCCAGATCGGCAATAAGGCCAAAGACAGCGGCGGCGGCTTCTCAGCACTTGAGCAAGTCGGCATTGGCGCGCTTCGCAAGATTGGCGAGGCGGCTATTACCGCTGGTGCGCAACTGGTGCAGGGCATTGGCGGCGCGATTGCCCAGAGTGTCAGTGTTGCGGGTGAGTTCGAGGGCGCGGTTAACAATCTCGCCGCCGTCTCTGGTACGGCCCTGGCTGATGCTGGCTTCAGTTTCGACGACGTAAGCGACAAGGCATTACAACTCGGCATCGATACCGCCTATTCCGCATCTCAGTCAATCGCGGCGATGACTGAGCTGGTCAAGGGCGGCGTGCCTGTCTCTCAGGTGATGGCAGAGGCGACGGATCACACACTCGCCCTTGCCGCCGCCGCTGGTATTGAACTAGGGCCGGCGGCTGAGATTGTTGCAAAGCAGTTCGGCGTCTGGGGCGAAACCGGCGTCACCACAGCAAATGTTGTTGACCTGATCACCCAGGCATCAAACGCCTCGACTGTCGGCGCTGAAGATCTTGCACTTGGTCTAGCACAGGCGGGCGGCACGGCAAAAACAGCCGGTGTTGAGTTTGATGAACTTGTGCAGAGTATGGCGCTGATTGCGCCGAACTTCTCTAGCGCGAGCGATGCGGGTACGAGTTTCAAGACGTTTCTTGCTCGTCTCATTCCAAGTACGGCGCCGGCAAAAGACGCCATGGCCGAACTTGGCCTGATGACGACGAATACAACCAAAATCTTTGAATACTTAACCGAAAAAGGAATTACGCCGCTTGGTAATGACCTTGACACGCTTGGTAATCAGTTTACCGCGTTTGCAGCGCAACAGGGATGGACGGCTAAAGAAACGCAAAAAGTTTGGTCAAGTTTCGATCAATCTGTTTTCTATGATATGGAAGGCTCGTTTGTCGGAATGGAAGAGGCTGCGCGCCTCTTGCAGACCGCAACCGCAGACCTGAGCGAAGAGCAGCGCCTATCGGCCTTTCAAACCATCTTCGGCGCTGATGCCATTCGCGCCGCCGCCGCAGTGGCAAACGCGGGCGCCGAGGGCTTCAACGCCATGGGCGACAGCATGGCGGCGGCCGGCACGGCGAGTGAGACGGCGGCCATTCAAAATCAGGGCTTTGATTTTGCAATGGATCAGCTCGCTGGCACGCTCGAAACCATTCAGATCATTATTGGTACGGCGCTACTGCCAATCTTAACCCAATTCATCGAAGGCACAATCCTGCCCGGCCTTGCCATCGTGGCGCAGTTTGCGGGCGCGCTCACAGGCAATCAGGAAGCGCTTGCATCGCTCTCGCCGCCGCTACAGCAAGTAGCGACGGTATTGCAGATTTTGGCCGATGCCTTTATGGAAGCCGGCCCATTCTCAATCGAGTTTGCCGAAGCTCTGAGTTTGGTTCACCCGGCGCTGCAACCGCTGATGCTCGGCGTCAATCAGGTTGTTAGTTTCCTGCAAAACAACTGGCAAGCGGCCGTCGCCGTCGCGGGCGGCATTCTCGCCGCCGCCCTGGTGCCGGCTCTCGCGGCCGGTGCTGCCGCCTTTGGCGCTGCCGTGGTTGCCGCCGCTCCGGTAATCGCCATCTTTGCCGCCGTGGGCGTGGCCGCCGCCGCGCTGAAGGGCGCATGGGATAGCAACTTTGGCGGTATCCAGGAGAAAACGCAGACCGCCATGGCGGCGGTTCAGAAGGTCATCACTTCAGTTCTCGGCGTGGTGACAGAGTTCTGGAACCGCAACGGCGCTGACATTATGGCGACGGCGCAGCGCACATGGTCACAGGTGCAAGAGATCGTGGGCACCGTGGTTGCAATCGTCGCTGAGATTGTCACCCGCGTATTCAGCACAATTGCTGACTTCCTGAATGAGCACGGCGCGACCATTCAGCGCGTGCTTGACTTTGCCTGGAACAATATCAGGAATACGATTGACCTTGTGATGAATACCATTCAGGGTATCGTCACAACCATTCTTGGCATCGTTACCGGCGATTGGGAGAAGGCAAGCGAGGGCATTCAGCAGATTGTTGACGGCATCTCCGATTACCTGACTGACACGTTTAACAATATCGTGAGCCTGATTACCGATCTCGGGCCTGACTTCCTGAGCGCGGCATCAGAACTAGGCCAGAACATCATTGACGGTATTGTGAATGCGGTCAGTGCGGGCGCCTCTGCGATTGCCGAGGCCGCATCAAGTGCCGCACAGGCTGCCCTTGATGCGGCAAAAAGCCTGCTTGGCATCTCTTCACCCTCGAAAGTCTTTGCAAATGAAGTAGGCTACCCAATCACGCAGGGCGTCGCGCAGGGCATTCTCGACGGCATACCTGAGGTTGCCGACGCGATTGAGGAGTTGGCTGGCGAGACAAAAGACAAGGCGATCAAGGCCTTCGAGGGCATCGGGCAGGCCGCTGCGAAGATGTTTGACGATGCGCTGAGCGGTCGCCTGGGGATTATTAGGACACGCCAGCAGGCGCTACGGGATTGGGGGAAATTCGAGGATAAATTGGTCGAGTTGCGCGAGCAACGGCGCGCGGGTGTTACAACCGATGAACAGCGCGAAGAGATGCACGGGCTTCTGAGGCGGCGCGCAGAGTTGGCGGCCCTACGCGACAAGGGCGAGGCGTACGACGAAGAGGAGTACAATACGATTGTCGCCCGCATGAGCGCGCTGCAAACCGAAATCTCAGGCAACCGCGCCAAACTCGACGCGGAATATCAGCGGCTCTCTGCTCGTATGCAAGAGGCTGAGCGTATGCGCGCGGCGGCGCAGAACGAGGCATCCGAGATTGCGAAGGTTGACGCGGTTGCGGCGCGTGACTATCTGGCCCTGCGCGAAGATCAGATCCTCAAAATCCTGGAACTGGAAGCTGAGCGCGACGGCGCCGAGACAAAAGAGCAGCAGGCGCGGGCGAACCGCATCCTAGAACTGGAGCGGGCCGCGCAAGCAGCCGAGTTGGAACAGTTCAAGATCGCCATGGAGAAGCGCCAGAAGGAACTGGCCTCGGTTGGCGACGACTTTGAAAAAACCGGCGTCTCGATTGTTGACGGTCTGATTAAAGGTATCCAGGAGAAATCCGACGCGCTGAGCAGCGCACTGTCTGAGGTGATGGCAAACGCGCTGAGGGTGGCACAACAGCAACTTGGTATCCGCTCGCCGTCGATAGTGTTTGCGCAGCAAGTCGGTATGCCAATCTCCGAGGGTGTTGCGTTAGGTGTACAGCAGGCCATGCCGGTTGCGATGGGCGCCGTCGCCAATATGGCCGCCGGGCTCGTGCGGCCGGCTGCGCCGGCACTGGCACGGGGCGGCAGTGTGAGCAGCAGCACGGTCAACAACTTTAATTACTCGCCGTCGTATGGTTCGGCGCCTCGCCAACCGTCGCAGGATTTTGCGGTGATGCGGGCGTTTGCAACCTCAGGATAGCCTATGCTTGCACGTCGTTACAATCTTTACTCTGAGCCTGACAATCCAACCGGCGCACCGCTTGCTGTTGCGCTAGAGATCGTGCTGCCTGAGGGTACAACCAATCTTTTTCTTAACCCCTCATGGGAAACAAACACAACAAACTGGACAAACTCTAGCGACGGGTCAAGCGGCACGCCGTACCAGCGCAGCACAACGCGACAATTCAAAGGCGCCTACTCGGCACAGTTGACCATTCGCCCGACGAACGGCACCTATGGGCAACTGGTCAATGCATCTATCTCGAATGCGACGCAATACAGCATGTCGTTTCATGTGCGCCGCTCGAATGGCGGCATTGTGCGCGGCGCCAACTGCAAGGCGTTTGTCAACGGCGCTGTAACCGATTGGGATAGCATCTCGTATATAGCAGGTGGGTGGTACAGGGTCGAAAAGACATGGCTGTCAACCAGCACAAGCGGCGTCGGTATCCGGGTGATTGGTTCACCTGGCAACATCTTCTACGTTGACGCGGCGCAACTGGAAGCCAAGGGCTATTGCACAACCTACTGTGATGGCGATCAGCCTGGGCTCTTGCCGATTGAGAGCCCACCGGCCTATTACTGGACTGGCACGCCGCACGCCTCAACCAGCGTGAGAAGCGGCACAACTCGCGCGGGAGGACGACCTATGAGTGTCGCGCGCTACGGGCTCACGATCTTGGCCCTGATTGGCCTCGGTTTCTCACAGCGGAGCGTGATTAGTACGCCGCTTGGCCTGGCCGATGGCAATCTGTACCAGCGCACTATTCGCGAGAGCCGCGAGTTTACGATTGCAGGTATGTTTGACGGGTCTGACCCGCGCTCACTCTCTGCGCGACGGGGCGCGCTTCGCTCGCTTCTGTCGCATGATCTCAGCGGTGTTGATCAGCCGCTCGTGATGCGCTTGCAGCGCTTCGACGGGCGCGACCCGATAGGCGATCAAGTGACCATCGCCGCGTCCTATCTGGAAGGACTAGGCGAAGAGATGACGCAGCCCTTTGATGAGAAAGTCAGCGTGCAGTTCCAGTCGTTCTTGCCGGCCCTGATGAGCAGCGGCAGCCGGGGCACTACGCTTTCACCGCAGACCAGTGTCAGCAACGCCAACTATATCTTGCAGCGCTCTGCGGCGGGCGCGTGGTCTGCACTCGGCACAGGCGCTAACGCACAGGTTACAAACGTTATCGAAACCCCTGACGGCTCACTCTATGCTGCCGGCGACTTTACATCGATTGGCGGTGTAGCAGCAAACTATATCGCCCGCTGGAACGGGTCAAGTTGGGCTGCCCTCGGTACGGGTACCAATGCATCGGTGCGCGCGCTTGCGGTTGGCCCTGATGGATCGCTGTATGTTGGCGGCAACTTTACATCTGCCGGGGGCGTGGCGAATACAGCATACATCGCCCGCTGGAACGGTTCGGCGTGGTCTGCCCTCGGCACGGGTATGGGTGATGCCGTGCTTGCGCTCGCCTTTGCTCCAAGCGGCACATTGTATGCAGCCGGGGCATTCACGACCGCTGGCGGCGGGGCAGCAAACCGTGTCGCTTCCTGGAACGGTTCGGCCTGGTCTGCGCTTGGCACGGGCATTGCGGCCGGATCGGGATTGGCGCTTGTCGTCGGGCCTGACAACTCGCTATACCTGGGCGGCAACTTCGCAACGGTGGGCGGTGTGACGGCAAACTATATCGCCCGATGGAATGGCTCGGCCTGGTCTGCGCTTGGTACGGGCGCGGACAATATCGTTCAAGCGCTCGCCTTTGCCCCAAACGGCACACTGTATGCGGGCGGTGTGTTTAACACTATCGGCGGGTTGACTATTCGGAAAATCGCCGGCTGGAACGGATCGGCATGGGCTGACATTGGCGCCAATATGCCATCAGGATCGCAAGTGTTTGTCGTGAGATTTGCGCCTGATAACAATATGTATATTGGCGGATTGTCGTTTTCTACAGTTGCAGGTATCGTGCTGCCTGATAATGCCGCACTCTGGACAGGTAGTGCATGGTCGCCTGTGCCAATCGACTTGCCGGGCACTGCATCGGTGAGCGATTTTTTCTTTAGCCGCGACGGGGCGTTGACCGTTGCCTATAACACATCAGGTACGGCGACGGCGGCCAGTGTGACCACGGTTTCAAACCCCGGCACCATCCCTGCGGGATTTGCGCTCACCATTACCGGGCCGACAAGCGGCACGAGCCGCATCTATAGCATCACAAACAACAGAACCGGCAGCGCGGTATACTTTGATCTGGCGCTTTCAGCAGGTGAAACCGCCTACCTGACGGCAACCGGCAACACCCTCAGTTTGCGCACGTCGTTTCGAGGGGCGATCAACTCGGCAATCCTCCCCGGCTCTGACTATGACTTTGCACTGGTGAAGGGAAGCAACAGCCTGTCACTGTTCGCGGCGAGCAGCACGGTCACGGCAACGCTTTCGTTTACGCCGCAGTATGAGAGCCTGGACGACGCAACCCTAACCCCTGCACTCCAATGAGTACCAGTTATCGTCTCGATGTATTTACCTCGTCAGGCGTGCAACTGCCCTCGGTTGTGCCGATTGCGGTTGAATATGTACTCACTGAGCGCGGTGTTGGCACACTCAAAGTGACCTTGCCGCCGTCCTATCCGATTGCCAATCTGCAAAAAGATGGCTTGCTCCGGTTGAACCGGGACATCGGCGCCGGCTTCTATCTGGAAGGTGATGCAACCTGGATTATCAGGCGGCGTCAACAAAGCTTGGAAGGGCGCGAGCGGCTGATCACGGTCTGGGCACAGCACGCGAATAACCTGCTTGATCGGCGCATTGTCGCCTATGCGGCCGGCTCCGCAGAGGCCAGCAAGAGCGACGCGGGCGACGATATGATCAAGGCCCTCGTGCGCGAGAACTTCACCGCGCCGACTGATACAACCCGCACGATGACCGGCCTGTCAGTCGAGAGCGATCAAGGCCTCGGCCCAACCATTGACAAGTCATTCTCGCGCCGTAATGTGCTCACCGTCGCACAGGATATCTGTGACGATGCCGCCGCGCAGGGTGTGTATCTTGGCTTCGAGGTCAGGACAATTGGCACGGCGCTTACTCTGGTCACATATACCAGCCATCGCGGGGTTGACCGGCGCTACGGATCGGGCAACTACCTGCCCGTGCCGCTCACCTCCGGCGCGATTGCCGAAAGCAGCCTAGATGAAGATTGGTCCGATGAAGAGACGTTCATCTATGCGCTTGGCAAAGGCGAGCAGGCTGAGCGATCTGTCGGCACGGCGCAGAATACCGCCGCAGAGGGCTCGTCACCCTACGGCCGTATCGAAGGTCACTATCAGGTCAACTCGACAGACGATCAAGATATTCTTGACGGCTACGCACAGGGCGAGCTGTATGCGCGGCGTGGGCGCGTGCGGTACGAGGCCAGAGGCCAGGACGCGCCCGGCTTCATCTATGGCTTGCACTATCGCTGGGGCGACCTGTTGACCATCAATGATTACGGGCAACAGTTTGATGTGCGGGTTGACCCGGTGCGCGTCTCATTCGGCCGCAACGGCGAGCAACTTGACATTCGCTTTGTCTATGACAATACGGGGTTGGCGCTGTGAGTGACCCTGATCTGTATCGGCGACTGGCCGCGCTCGAAAAGTGGCGCGATCAAATGGCGTCAGTCGAGTTGTCGCGCTTTGTGGGCGCCCGCTACACCAGCAACGCCGGGCAGAGCATCCCCAACAACTCATTCACCGTTGTTAACTTTGAGGATGTGGATTACGACCCGCTCTCCCTGGTCACGACCGGCGCGGGCTGGGTCTTCACCTGCCCCGTCGACGGCTACTACCTCGTCACCGCCACCGTGACGTGGGCCAGCACGACGGCGTGGGACCCCGCCGAGGACGCGCAGATCGAGGTGTTCAAGAACGGGGTCTCGGTCGGTATGCTTGCCCGTCGCGACGGCTACCCGGCGGCGACGGCGCTCGCCGTAAGCCTCAGCGGGGCCGACGTGATCGCGTGCAGCACGGGCGACACGCTCGACGTGCGGGCATTTCAGAACACGGGCGCGGCGCTCGCACTGCTAAACGATAGCCTGTATAACCATGTCAGTGTGACGAGAATTGGCTAAACCCTCTACGCACCCTTTCATATAGCGGCAGTGTTATGCCGTAATTCTGACTATCAATCAGAAGGTCGTGGGTTACAAATAGGGCTAATCGGCGTACCTCGTGGAGAGGCAGCACGAACGTTCGGTAGTTGAGTCGGCGTAGTTCGTGGAATCGTACCTTTCAAACTGATCCTCCTTTCGTCCGTACACCCCTTGACTTTGTACGTACACGGTGCTAATATGTACGTACAGAGACGAAGCGTGTACGGACGAAAGGCAAGGCAATGGCTACCATCACCGTCAGCGTGAACCCCAAGGTGTTTGGCAAGGGCGTCAGCACGGCCAAGCAGCTCGGCGGCAAGTTCGACGGCACCACCAAGACCTGGGTGATCAGCGCCGAGGCGGTCAAAGTGGCGATGGGCGGCGACACGCTGAACACGCCTGCTGAGTGGCTGGGCTATCGCGGCCTGCGGGTCGTCGCTGCCGCTCCGGCCAAGCGCGAGCAGCACGACGGTGGGTGCGCCGGCCACTGGGGCGGCGCTTGCGAGTGCAGGAGCTAACCAATGAGCACTCGCACCGGATACCACCTGGGGCGGCTGCTGGCCGCTCTCGACCGCTTGGGCGTTGTCCCCAACGTCGAGCGGATGTACGAGAAGGCGAGCATCGTCCCGTCCCACCTGACCCCATTGCTGATGCAGGCCACCAAGAACGGCGGCGAGGAGGCCCGCGAGCTGCTGCTGCCGATTATGGCCGAGCTGCCTGCCGACGCCTTTGAAGGGTCGCTCATCATGTCGCAGCAGGGCGACTTCTCGCTTGGCTACTACCACCAGCGCGCCGAGTTCCGCGCCGGTCGCCTGCCGAAGCTCCTCGACGCCGAACCAGAGCTTGACAGCAGATACGAGCTGCGAATGGATGCCGACCTGAAAGCCTGGGTTAAGGCCAATGGCGGCGACAAGCTCATTCGCGCCTTGCTTCGTGATGCCCGTGCCCGTCACGAGGCGTAGCCCGTGAACCCTCTCGGCTTCCCCAACTGGCAGATTAGCGGCGAGGAGCACGCTGAGGGAGCGACCCGCTACACGGCGGAGTACACCCCGCTCCCTTCGGCGTGCCCTCGCTGCGGTCACGTCCAGCCCCGCCTCTACCGCCACGAGACGCGCCCGCAACTGTTCATCGACACCCCGATGCACGGGAAGCGGGTGGGTATCCTCCTCCTCCGTCGCCGCTTCAAGTGCCTGGAGTGTGGCGACACCTTCTTCGAGCAGCCGCCCGAGCTGGACAGCGACCACCTGATGACGCGCCGCCTGGTATTGACCCTTCACCCTTGGTACGACGGCGAGCCATGGCACTACTCCTGTTCGCGCTCGATATACTCTTGCAAGCTGGCAACAGGCACACGGCGCCCGCGCCCGTGTCCCGTAGCTTTAATCTCGCCCCTGGCAATCTTGCGCCGAACCGTTGACACATCGTAAGACAGCATACGGGCAGCTTCTTCGATTGTGACCTGTAACCGCTGCGGCGCCTGATCCGTTACGGTCATCATACCATCCCCTGTCTAGTGCGCTGTCTCAGTTGCTCTAGCCGCTCTTGCAGGCGCCGGCTCTCTTCCAAGTCACTGCCGAGGGTGCAAATCATCGGCGGCCTGCCCTTCCAGTCCACAGGCGGCGCAGGCGTTCTATCCGTGCGAGCGGTCGCACGCGACGGCTTACGCTTGCCGGCCATCGCGCGCTCTCCTAATGCGGTGCGCCACATCCGACGGCTGAGGCGGGTAGTAGTAGCGCCAGGCCACGCCGCGAAGCTCCGAATTGTAACAGTGCCAGAGCGCGGCCCGCGCCTGCTCGGGGTTGAGCGTGGCCCACTCGGCGTACTCAGTGGCAATGCCGGGCAAGTCAGTAAGATAAGGCGTGTAACAGATCATCATGGCATCACCCTCAACTTATCAAACGGCACAAGCGCAGGGCGCTCACGCTCCGAGAACACAACCAGCGCTGCCTGAAAATGACTTTCAGGGTAAAACACTGTTCCCGCCTCGCTATCGATCCAATCTACACGACCGTCGTACAGAGTGCGATAGCCGATGTATAGTCCGGTTCGCTTGTTAATAGGCCAGGGTTGCCAGTATTTTCTTTCGCCCTGGCCTCTTTCAAGATGGCGCCGACGCCGTTTTAAAACAGCATACACGGTCACAAGATCGCCGAAAACAGGCTTATCGTTTGTCATCGTGCTTCCTCAATTCGTCATACTCGGCAAGGGAGCGAACCAGCCCCTCGAATGCCGTATCGGTCCTGAGTGCAACATACTCGCGGGCGTAGCGCATCACCCGGCCGATAGCCTCTGCCGTCTCGCCGCGTTTCATCATATCGTCAACCATCAGGGCCATGGCCTGCTCGGCATCGGCAATGCGTGCCGCGTACTGTTCGGCCGTCTCACGCGCCTCGTGCAACTTGCGCCGCAGTATATCTTGACCGTTCAGCGCTTCGGCTGCGGCTTCTTTCCACAACTCGGCGTTGCGCCGGCTCTCTTCCAGTTGCGCACAGGCCATGGTGATTGCCTCCGGGCTAAAGCGGGTGTTATTGATCACAACGGCGATGAGCGTCCCCTGCTCATTGGTGATAACGCTGGTGTCAGTCATTGATGCCTAACTCCTGACAGCGGCCCAGAAAGCGAGTGCGTGCCATCAGCGGCGGCCAGCCCGTAATCGTAATCCCTGCGAGCGGTTGCCCTGGAATGTTCCAAGGTCGCGGCGGGTGAGGGTGTAGCGCGGCCTGTTCATTGTGCAGAATGCGTGTGTCGTACTCGTGAAGCGTCTCAGGCTCAGGCCATTCAAGCCCGTAGCGCGCCGCGATCAGTTCCATCAGGCGCCGCTCTGCATCAAGATACTGCGGCAGAAATGGCTTGAGCGGCTTCGGAATGTCAATCAGATAGGCCTCAGACGCATCGTGCATCAGTGCCCATTGGGCAAGTTCAGGCGGCACGGCGTACGAGAGCAATACCGAGTGCTCAGCAACCGAGTAGAACGCGCGGCATTGGCCGCCGTATCGGCACAGGTTGCCGAGGGCATGCGCAATGTCAGTCAGGCAGATGTCATCAGGCCGGGGGCGCAGCGGATAGAACGCCTTGCCTGATGCGGTCTGTATCCAGTCGTCGCCATTCTGCACACCAAGGTAGGCGCCGATGGCGGCATACTGCGCTTTGTCACTCATCGCGGCCTGCCCATACGGTATTGCGCCGGATCGTGCTGCGCGACTCAATCCGCACGAGCGCATCAGCGGGCGCAGGACCATCGTCCAGGCTAATCAGGGCGACGGTTGCCGCAATGCCCATGCGGGACTGGAATGCCTCGCAGGCGTCGGCTATCTTCTGAGCAAGAGTACGCTTTCTGTCGTCGTCGTACCAGGCGATGAAGTTCACGAGGGTTTACCTTTCAACAATCCTCAGTTCGATCTGCGGATAGCACTCACGAAAGAGCTTCACCCGCATTGTCGCGGCCTGGGTCATCGTCGCCTTGCCGCCCTTCACATCTTCGGCAACCTGCTTGCCTTGCTCGAAGTACGTAAAGTCAGGTGTGAAGGTCAGGCCGGCAGTCAACTTAAAGCGCTGCTTTTTGGGCTGTTCAGGCGAGGGGCAGAGCATGGCGATCAACCCTTCACGCTGCAAGAGCCGCAGTTCTGCATACCTGTTTGCCTCTGCTTTGCTATCAAACCAGATCCCATCGATCTGTGTTCTCACGTTGCCGTACTTGCTCGCCTTGCTCGGCTGCTCAGGCGCGACCGCATCAGGGTTGAGTCGGCGCACATCGTCTGAAAGCGGCAGATCGGCAAGGGAAGAGACGCGGGTCATAGCGTTGGCTCCCATGTGTCATACCGCTGTTTGCGTTTGCGCTTGTCTGGCCCGCGCTGCCCGTAGCGCTTCGGCCATCGGGTCAACTTACGCCCGCCCTCGACGGGCTCTGAGATTTTGTATACCAGGGCGCGCGAGCATCCGAGGATTTCGAGCGCTTCGGCAAGCGGCTTGCCGATCTCTGCGCCGTCAGGGTCATACAGGGTGACAGGGCGACGTGTCATAGCAGTTAGTCTGCGGCGATTGCGCGCCGTCGTTTTGCGGGGCGCTGATGGGTAATCGGTGGCGGCTCTCGAAACCAGTAGTAGCAGGCCCGGCCGTAGGTTGTGCGCCGCTCGCCCGCATCTGAGAGATAACCCCAACTGATGTAACTGTGCATCGTATCGCGGGTCACGCCCCAGTAGAGCGCGAGTTCCTTCACACTCCACCAGCGGGCGCCGGCAGACTGGCGCTGCAACTCGGCAAAGGCGCGCAGTTCAGGATCGTTCACCTGTGCGGGTTGCCACGCCGGCCAGGTGTGGCGATTGGCGGCAAACTCGAACAGGTCTGCCCGCGTGAAGCGATAGTGTGACCGGCTGTTCTCTGGATTGGTGCGCTCTTCTGGCAGCCAACCGCGCCTGACCCAATCGCCCGCCGTGGTATCGCTCACTCCGAAAATGCGTTCGATGTCGGTCATCAGTAGGGCTGGCGCGCGACGCACGCCCTTAACCAGTCGGCGCACGCGCTCGGGGCCAATCTGGCGCATCGCGGCAATCGCCCGCTGACTGTAGCCATTGGCGTATAGGCGCCGGATCTCTTCGCGGTCTGTCTCTTCCAAAGTCGGGCAGTTGGCGCGCTCTGTCTCGACGATGCGCCCTTCCCGGTACAACCGGCGCCGCCGCGCCTTAATCCCGTGCGCCGACAGGCCGATGTAAGCGGCCTGGTCATTCAGGGGCAACTCACCGTGCGAGAGGATCAAGAACTGGTCAATCGCCTCTCTGTCAGTTGAGCCGCGATGCCAGCGGCGACTGGCGCCGTTCTCGCGTAACCATGTGCGGGCCCGTTCGGCCGCCTTGCTCACCTCTTGCGCATTGTGGCGCTGTCCAGTCTTGCGCATCGCTACGCCTCTGTGTCCACACGGCGGATACTATCAGCCGACGAATAGCCGTTCGGGTAGCGGCGGCGCAACTTCTCGACGTTCTCGGTCATCACCTCGCCCATGTCCAGTCCGAGTGTCGAACAGAGGCCGGCGACGTACCACAGCACATCGCCCAACTCTTTGCGCATCTTCTCAGGGTCAAGGCCGTGCTGATGAAAGATGCCTTTCTTGACATGCTCCATTACTTCGCCTGTCTCGCCGGCAAGGCCAACCGCACACCAGACGATCATGATCTGCTTGTCTGTGATCTCGAAATCAGGCCGGTCAATCAGCGTGCGAGCGGCGAGCCGCTGGTACTCAGTCGCGTTCATATGGATTGCTCCTCACTAAATGCCCGATGTGCCAGCCCCAGCAATACCGGCAGGCGTAGGCGACGATCATGCCGCCTGTGAGGCCACTCACCTTCTTGGCGTCAACTTCGGCCAGCCAACGGCGGCGATAGCGCTTCTTTCCTCGGCATGTGCGCGCCCGATGCCGGGCCGGGTCACGGGCGCGCGTAATGACCTCTCGGCGCAGCATGGCGTTAGCCTTCTCGCGTGCCGCCTGCCTCTTCGAGCTGTCGGAGCAACGTAAACAGATGCTCGCGCGCGGTGTTTTCCTCGCCTAGCAGGCGATCAGTTGTCTGCGGGTCGCTGCCCTGTGTCAGCGCGTCATCGGCCAACTTCCACATAGCGCGATAGTTCCGCACTGCGCCAGCCATCTCAACCAATCTAGGCGCGTGCGCCAGCATCAGTTGCAGCGCCGCGATAGCGGCAACCTCGTTCTTGCTTGGCTCTTCGTCTGCTAGGACGACGCGCACGGGGTCTGACTGCCAGTCAGGGTGAAACCACGCAACCCACTCGCCATCAGGCTCCTGTGCGATACGCCAATCGAGCCGGTCAACGCTGGCAATCGCCCGCTCTAACTCGTCAAGCATTGACAACCTCTTTCACGGCCGGCGCGTCAACGCCGGCAAGGGGCGGCGGCGCATCGGGCGCCGGCTCGTGGGTCATCACGACCGTGATCATCTTGGCAGGCTTGTTCAGGAGCTTGGCAATCGCCGTCTGGACCTCGGCCGTCTTCACGGCCTCGTCACTCTTCAGGATCGTCAGGAAGGTGTACACCACGTCGCGGCCCTCGATACGCGGGCCGATCTCCCGATACTGCGCCTCAGTTCCCCGCTTGAAGGTTGACCAGAGATAGCCCGCCACGCCCGTGTAGCCGGTCGCGTCATAGCCGGGCGCCTTGTCGTCACTCTTCTTTGCCATGGGTCAGTTCCTTTCTGTGTGCGACCTGTCGCACTAGGCGGCGTCGAGAAGGCCAAAGAGGGTTGGCTGATGGGCGGCCTGCTCTGCGGCCTGGCAGTTGCGCCGGGCCTGCTCATAGTAGGACTTCTTGAGTTCAAAGCCAACCGCGCGCCGGCCCATCTCCAGTGCTGTCACCAGTTCAGAGCCGATGCCGGCAAAGGGCGAGAGAACCACGTCACCGGGGTTCGTCCAGAGCCGGATCGCCCGCCTGATGACTTCGAGCTGCAAGGGGCAGATATGCCGCTCGTCTTGATGCTCGCGAGCGCTGCGATATTGCAGGGTGTCAGAGGGGTTAATGTCGTACCAGACGGCATCCTGATAGCGCTGCCATACTGGCAGGGTGTCAGGGTGACGAAAGAAGCCCATGATCCAGTCGAGAAACTGCTTAACCGGCGGATCGTTCTCGCCGTAGTTCCAGACCGGCGAGGCTTCCTGCTGCCACAGTTCAACCGGGAATTCCTCAGGGGTTTTCGTCACCGGGTCAGGGTTGGTGCCTGGCTTCTGAAAGGTCACGAGATAGTCAGGAATGCCCTGACGACTGCGGGCGCTGTCCTTTTTGAGCTGCTTATACAGCAGCCCTAGCGCCTTGGTGCGCTGCATTGCGGTCACGGGATCTTTCCAGATCACAACCTCAGAGTGATAGATAAAGCCGGCGTCCTGGTATGCCCTGATAATGTCGCCTCGGAAGTCGTGAAGGCCAATGAAGCCGTCGCGCTCTTTGGTCGCAGGCAACTGCATACAGTGAACCGAGATCAGCCGGCCGGGCTTCATGGTTCGCATCTGCTCGGCAATCAGATAGCGATACTGCTGAAAGAAGCCGGCATGGGTCAGGGTGTTACCCATGTCGCGCTCGCTGTTGGAATAGGTGTACAGCGAGGCGAACGGCGGCGAGAAGATGCTAAAGTCAACCGAGTTGTCAGGCACGCCGCGCATGCCCTCAACACAATCACCGTGATACAGGGTAAACATCTCGCCGTGGGCCTGGTCAAGTACCTTGGTTGCCATTTACGCCGCCTCCCTGATGACGTGTCCCCACTCAGACGAACTGATACGAACCACGGCGCCATTAACAAAAGTGATAATCACATCGCCGTGCGCCAGATTCAGTTGATCGGCGGCCTCGGTCTGAATACGATGCGCGCGGTATCTGGCCCTGTCCTCTGACAGCGTGCAGGGGCTGTGAGCATTGTCAACGACCTGTTCAGCAGACTGCGCAATGTCACCGAATACGGCACGCGCCCGATCAGTAACATCAATGCGGTACTCGTCTGCCACGGTGCCAGGATCGTTCCTGTCCTGTCCCTTACGAAATTCCATTTTACGCTGCCTCACTCTTGAGCCACGCGGGAAGCCGCATGACCTTGCTGGGGTTATACGCCTCGGTCTGCCGTATCGTGCTGCCTAGTTCCTCAGCCATCGCCGCGCGCATGTGCGCGACTAGTCCGTCCATTAGCGCATGATGCTGCGCCTCTTTGCGCTCGATATTCCTGACAACTGCGCCTTCCAACTCGCTTGTGATAATCCAGATGTTGACTTCTCTGGACTGTCCAAAGCGCCAGAAGCGCCGCTCTGCCTGGTACAGCATCTCGAAGCTGTCAGACAGGCCAACAAACACGGTATAGCGGCAGGCTTGCAGGTTGAGCCCGTGCCCTGCGATCTCAGGTTTAGTGACGATCCGATTGAGCCCGCCGTGTGCAAAGTCCAGGATCGTCTGCTCTTTGTACTCGGCACTGTCACTGCCGCTCACCTGCTTTGCACCCGCAATCGCCGCTGTGAGTGCGTCACCCTCGGCGTTCAGGTTGCACCAGATCGCGACCTTCTCATCGGCTGGCAGGCCGTTGACGATATCGGCCGCCGCCTTGACCCGCTCCGGCAAACTGGCCTTGCGTGCCTGTCGCCGCTCGATAAGGGCCTGAGCTTCCATTGCGAAGAGCGTACCCTGCCTGAGCGCCGTGTCATCGTCGGCGGCAACCTCAATCTGGTGCCGAACCTTCGGCGGCAGAACGTGCCGAGAGGCATCAAAGCCGAGATCGGCAGGTGAGCGCATCGCCACAGCCCACGAGGCCAGCCACTTGTAAAAGTCGCTCTCGGCATGGCCCTTCAGTCGCCACTGGCTGGTGTCGCCGCCGTCGTGCGTGAAGAACGTGGCGAGCATTTCGGTATAACTCATCACCCCTAGAAACTCGGCGTAGGTGCCTAGTTCCATCTGGTCATTGGGCGATGGCGTTGCGGTCGCGACCAGCTTATATGGCGTCGCGGCGAACGTATCAAGGATCTGCGTCCTCGTTTTGCCGTCGCGGCTCTTGAGGATTGAGCCCTCATCACAGACCACAGCGCCAAACTGCGAGGCGTCAAACTTGTGCAGACGCTCGTAATTGGTCACGTTCAGGCCAGGGCGGCAATCGCTCTGCTCGCGGCAGACGGTCACAGGTACGCCGAACTTCTCACCCTCACGGGCAATCTGATGACTGACGGCGAGGGGTGCGAGAATGAGTACGTCGCGGCCGGTGTGCTGGTAGACGAGCCGGCCCCACTCCAGAAAGCAAAAGCTCTTGCCGTTGCCCGTGTCGAGAAACAGGCAGCATTTGCCCTTGCGGAGTGCCCAGCGCACGATGACGCGCTGATAGTCGAAGCCTTGCGCGCTGATGTCGTCTAGCGCAACCTCAAAGCCTGACGGCTGATGAATGAGCCGCTTTGAGGCAAGGAACGAAGAGTAGTCCATCTGTGTCACCTAGCGATGCTTTCCGTTGACAAGTTTGCCAACATATGAATGATGCACGTCAAACATTCGGCCCAGTTCTCGGAGGCTATAACCGCCCGATGCGTACAGTTGTCGCATCTCGGAAACCTGAGCATCTGTTATTTTCGCCCTGGGATGGCTTTCGCCTTTTATGGCGCCCCTCCTGCCCTTGCGCTCCATATCGGCTATGTTCTCAGCCTGAGTGCCAAGGAACAAGTGATCAGGATTGCAACAGGCGCGGTTATCGCACGAGTGACAAACAACTAATCCTGGCTCAATCTCGCCACTAGTCAAAATATAAGCAACGCGAGACGAGTTAATTGTTTGCCCGTTAAAGTAGAATGATCCGTATCCATCACGGTTTTTGCCACCAATCCAATTCCAGCAATCACCAGACCTGTCAACCTTTGACCAAAAACGCTCCTCCCGTGAGGGCTTAGGCCGATTGCGCCGCTCTGTCCTTAGCCTCTCAGCAATAGGCTTGTATAGCGATTGGTTGGTAAACCGCTCCCTGACACGCATATGCTCTAAGTTATCGTTATGCGTGCCGAGTTCCAAGTGCGCGGGATTGACGCAATGCCGCACATCGCAACTATGCAGCACGAACTTATCTCCCGGCAATGTGCGATGTGCAAGTAAATAAGAAAGGCGATGGGCTTTGTACGGGTGGCCGCGAATAGATAAAGTTCCGTATCCGTAATGATCAATCGTACCTTGCCATAGCCAGCAATCGTCATCGCTTTTCTGGACATTGGCCCAGAAACGATCTGACCAGGAAGTTATTGCGTCTACTTGTGTCATCTGTCGCACAACCATTCGAGCCCGGCCATTTTGAATAACAAGCGGCGCACGGCAAGTACATCGCCAAGAGCGCTATGATCGCCGCTCGGCAGGCGTTGCCATCGCCATTCGCCTCGGTATTTGCCGGACTCGCCCACCCAGGCCGAATAGGGAAGCATCACGCATTCAAACCTGGTTGACGAGGGAAGCGCCGCGTACGGGTCAAGGCCATCAAGCATGGCGCTCTGCTTTAAGAGCCGGTGATCGTAACTGCGATTATAGATGAGACAGCGGCGGCCCTCCAGGGCACTCCTGATGTCAGGTGCAACCGCCTTGAATGTCGGCTGATCCTCAACCGTCTTGAACGTGATGCCGTGGATTGCCGACGCCTCCGCAGGAATGTTGCCATTCGGCCTGATGAGCCGGTCAAGCAACACGGTGCCGCGCATGTCGAGAATGGCGATCTGGATAATCTCGGCATCAGATCCCAATCCTGATGTTTCTGAATCCAGAATTACCGTTTCAGGCTCCTGTAAACATTTCCAGGCCCATTCAGCGGCGGCGGCCTTGTCCTCTGCGTGGTTGCCCGTGTGCATTAGTTGGCTTGCTCCTGCTCAGATGAAAGATGCTGAGGCTCGTCAACCCAAACATTCCGCTTGCGAGCCTCAGCGCGAAGGATGGCGCGTAGCGTTTCGCCGGGCCTGCGCTCGTAAATGACAGAAAGACGGCGCAGCGCTTCACGCTCATCTGCGGTCAATCGAACCGAATAATTCACCTCTGCCGCGTTGCCCATTTCGTTAACCTTGTCACTTGCGAATGTGGCACAATATTAGCACGCCCCGTGCGACCTGTCGCACATCTATTGGTTATCAATTCCCCTGTATTCAGATCCTATCCGTGCGCCGTGTCGCACAGGCGCGCAACGGCCTGCTTGACCTGGAAGTGTGTAATCAGGCTCGCCGCGTCACCACTTGTCAGAAAGCCTGGCAACTTCTCACCCTTCGGAGCAAGGCGGCGCAGGTATTTGATCTGCCCCTCGGTTGCCGGGCGCTTGTGCCAGGTTCGATTTTTCTGCGCCAGCACTGCCACGGCGTAGCGGTCTGCCTGTCGCTCTGCAAGCTCGCACAACGCCTCCAGAGCCCCGCTACGGGTGAATGCTATCTTCCACTGCCCATAACGCGCCTTGCCGTCCTCAGAGGCGCCTACAGGCTCCCTACGCAGGCCGTAGAGGGTATGCCCTTCGTCGGTTGGCGCAATCGCCAGCGTGCGGTCAACCCCGTCAGCGCCAGGGCCAAGGCCAAGGGTCAACCAGCCGTCGCGCCGGTCCCATTGCCAGCGGCTTGCATTCAGGTAATCGAGTTGGCGCGCGATGATTTCCAGCGGCGTGCCGCTCGTATCGAAGTTGTGACCGTCGAAGGTGAAGCCAAGCTGCACCTCGCCCGGCTCTGCCTCTTCCTGCAAGAGTTCGCGGGCGGCCTTGGCTTGCTCTTTGGGAATGCCGAGCACGTCACCGGCCATCACAATATTGCGCGAGCCCTCTGGTACGAAGTCGAGGATTAGGCAGTCCTCGCCCTCCATTGCGCGCCCGGCCGCCGGCCTGAGCCCTCGCCCCATTTTTTGAATATAGGCCCCATCGGATCGGGTTGGGCAACACATCAGCACGCAACTTGTGCCGGGCGCGTCGAAGCCCTCAACCGCGACCTGGCAATTGCACAGGATAGCGTATTCGCCCTTCCTGAACGCGCCCAGAAGCCGTGTGCGCTCTTCTCGGGGCGTTTCGCCGCTCACAGCATAGGCGCTCACCCCCGCGTCTCTAAACGCCGCTGCAAGGTCCACAGCACCCTGTACCGAGGCAGTAAAGGCGATGGCCCGGCGCCCCGTCGCATACTTCTGGTACGCCTGTACAATGATCTGCCGGCCCTGTGGCGTGTCAAAGCGATCTGCAAGTTCAGAGGCGACGTAATCCCCAGAGCGGGTATGCACGCCGTCAATGCTGATGCCCGTCGAGATGGCAAGCCATCGGGGCTGCGTGAGAAAGCCCCAGCGCACGCCGTCTGCAATCGAGACGCGGGCGCTATCTTTCTGGTATACCTTGGCTAACCCATCGCCGTCAGCCCGGATCGGCGTAGCGGTTACGCCCAAATGAAACAAGTCAGGGTTGGCATCAAGCAACGCCTGTCGCACTTGCAGATAGGTGGGCGCCGTCGCGTGATGCGCCTCGTCTACTACCAGATGAGTGATCTTGCCATAGCGTAGCAGATCGGCCACGCGCTGCGGCCTGAGGCTCTGAACCGTGGCAAAGGTCAGTTGCCGGTCAAGGTCGCGCCGCTGTGCCTGAATAACGCCGACGCGGGGCATACTCAGCGCGCCGCCCATCAGCCATACCTCGTCAATCGAGCGCAGACGGTCAAGGGGCTGGTCAACCAACTCAGTGCGATGCGCCAGCACAAGCGCGCGAGCATCAGGGCAGGCGTCAAGCTCAGCCATCAGCAGCGCGAGAAAGGTATTTGTCTTGCCGAGGCCGGTTGCCATTACAAGCAACGTCTCTCGAATGCCGGCCGCCCAGTCAGCCTTGACAGCCACAATCGCCTCTTGCTGGTATGGTCGCAGGTGCATAACCCCTCTTCTATCCGCTAACGCTACCGCTTCCTGATACGTTGCGCCCGTTTCGGCCTGTTCGGGCATCAGGACGCGGTGTTACTGGTCTAAGTGTAAAGCGTTTGCCCTGTTTTTAATTATCATCCTTCATCTATAGTATTTATTTATAGGTGAGGGATGATAATTAAAATCCTGATTATCCCTTTACAAGCGACAGCGCCGATCTGCCCCGGCTCTGCCCAACCTTGCGCACCTGATACCCGTCCTGGGCTGCGAGGGCTTCGAGATAGCGCTTACCGGCGGCCCATTGCACGCCGGCCCGCTCGGCAAGCTCTGATGCGGTGACGCTGCCCACCTGCTCTAGCCGCTCGCGCGCCCACTGGCGCACGTCAGGCCAGCGATACGGGTCAACGCCCTCAGGCGCTTCAAACAGCCCGTGGAGGCTCGTGAGCGTCACCGGGAGCCCTGGCACGGCTACGTTGGTCAACAGGTACACGTCAACCGGCCGGCGCAACGGGCGAGCCCTGTGAACAGCCTGCATCAATTCGGCTTCTCTGAACTGGTCAACCAGCACTTGCAGCGCCGGGTCACTCCAGTAGCCGCCAATCGGATATGCCTGGTCTGTGCCCTCGAATTGCCGATCCTCGACAGTCCAATCGGTATTGAACGGCGTATCTCTGTCGTCATACAGCATCGCGGCGGCGGCGAGTATGTCTACTTGCGGCGGCATTGGCGTGCCAACGACGATGAGACAGTCGCACTCGGCAAGGCGGTTCGTGCCGCGCTCTGCGCCAAAGTGCCCGCGCTGCTCAACGTCTGGCGCCAACTCGTCAAGCAGGCTCTTGTACGAGATGACCGCAGGGCGCTGATAGCCTTTGCTCAGGATATGGTCAATCTGCGCTTTCAGGTCTGCGGCCTTGCGCGCCCTGGCCTGTTTCTGTTCATCGGTGTGATCTGTCAGGCCCTTCAAGGTGTACTTGTTGTTAAGCGAAGTCCACACCTGATAGATCGTGCCAGCCATCTTCACGCGCGGGCGTACCACCTCGACAGGCATACCGAGCAACTTCTCATACATCGCCGCGTTGCCGGTCGCGTCGCACCAGACGATGTGCGCGGGCAGTTGGCCGGGGCGCCGCCGCATCAGCAGGTGCAGGCCTTCGGGATTAACCCTGATACGGCGTACATACTCAGGCAGGCCGCGCAACCCCGCATTGGCCTCCTGTTTCAGGATTGATAGCAGATAGGGTAAATGCGCGTATTCGACCGTATCAACCTCGAATGCGCTTGACAGCGACGGGCTGATCAGGTCATGCTCGTTCATCAAGCTATGGCGCTCGCACAACTCTGCAACGTAGCCGGCGCCGCCCAACTCTGCCATGAGCTGCGGCCCTGACCAGCCGCCTTTGCGAGGGGCGGCGAGGGTCGTTAACTCGCGTAGTTTGTACAGCAGGGCGTGTATCTCGGGATCAGCGTCGTCAAGCGTGATTGATGCGGGCGGGATAGTCCAGTGATGCAAGAATGCTGTAAGCGGCAGCTCGTCACCGATTAAGAGGCTGGCTTGCTCCATCAGCGGGTGTTTAATGGCAACGTGCTGATGCTGGGCAAAGATGATCGGCTGAGTGATTGCCCGCTGTGCGTGGTAGGGGCATTCGTTTTTGATGACATTCCAGCCGCAGATCTTCGCATTGCGGCACATCTCGATTGCCTGATAGCCGCGCGCGAGCCATCGTTCCATCTGCGGCGCCCAGCGGCAAGTTGCCTCTCGCGTATCGTCGCCCCCGTGGCGCGGTTGCCACTCATACCACCAGTGCGGCTTGCTCGCGATGGCCTGAATGTCGAGGAAGAAATCATGACGCGGGCCGGCGTAGATAACCCGTTGTCCGCCTGATGCGTGCCGCTCTGCGGTCTGCACAAGCGCAGTTGTCTTACCCGATCCGGCCGGCAGCGCAAGCAAGAGCGCATAGCCGGGCGCCGGTTCGGCAAGGTATTCTGCTACGCGCTTGTGTATCATCGCTGGCAACTCGTCTACGGTTAGTTCGGGCTCGGTGTAGTAGACCCTGGCAACCTTTTTCAGTCCTCTGCGGATTGGCCCGCGCTCTTTGGGCGCCTCTGGTAATGGCGTGGTAACGGCTTCCGGCGCCGGCTCGTGTATCTGAGCCAGCGCACGGTCAAGCAGGGCTGTCACGCGGGCCTCAGATCATCGGCGGCATTGATGCACGTATGGCACATGGGCAACCAGTCATCACCCGGCAAGGTCATCTGCCCCGCTTGTGTCTGTGAAAACCAACGCGGAATATCATCGCCCCACTTCCAGGGATACTGACACATTACGCGGCGCTCTAGATCGTCAAGCCACTTTCCCCAATCGGGATACCAGAATGCCGCCTCTTCCCTGGCCTGCTGGTTTTGTGTCGTACCGCACATACACTCGCCAGATCGGCAGAGTTTTACGGTAACAGGATTGCGCTCAACTCCCATCAGGTCAAGCATATCAAGTCGATCATCGGCCGTCCAATCGTGAATAATGCTGACCCAAACATTATTACTCTTCGGCTCTTTGCGGATAGCGTCAGGGATTTTGCGCCCGCGCGCCGCACTCTCCTGCTTGCGAGCGCCATTCAATAGCATCACTGTGCGCCCGCGCTGTCTTTGCCTGATATACTGACTGATCGCCCTGCGAAAATGCTCACTTTTCAGGACGTGATAGGCATAGTTGTGCGCCGTTTCGCCCCTGCCAAAAAAGCCCTTGCGTAGCACATACTGCTCATAAGCGCTGCCTGCGTCAGCCTCGATATAGCGGGGCTCTCGGGTCGCGGCGAGGTCGCGCACAAACTGCGTTGTCTCTGGAATGCCGGTGCGCGTAATGCCGTGCATAATGTGCGTAACAGGAATGTGCAGATAGCGCGCGACGGCTTCAGCAGTAATGCTGTCAGTGCCGCCGCTAACCATCATCACAACGGCGTATGGTTGCGGATACTGACTGGTTGCCTGTTGCCAGATCGCGCGGCTTTGCTCTAGTCGCTCGGGAAGATTGCCCATCTGTGTGACCTGTCGCACTAAGCAGCACGCCGCTGCTGACGATCCTGAACAATGACGCTGCCAATATCCTGATGCTCTGGCGTGCCGTTCGCCCACTTGTACACACTGGCCTTGACGCCGCGCTCTAGCAGGGCATTGGCGATAACCGGCCCTCTTGGCTCCTGGAACGGCGGGATCTGCTTAATCTTGCCGGCTTTCACCTGCGCCCGCATACGCGCGAGCCACGCCGCTTTGCCGCGCACGTATGTCTGATAATTGGGGCAACCTGCCAGATCGTTGTCAAGCATCATCAGCACATGGCGAGGACGCCGCGCCGCAATGGCGTCAAGCCACTCGGGGCGCCAGGTCAAGCCGCCTGATGCGAGGCAGCGCACGTCTGAGCGCTCTTCCAGCACGAGCAGCCGGTCAACGCGGTTTTCAACCCAGATAACCGTATCGCCGGGGCTGATAGTTTCGAGCCCGTGCAGAATGAGCGTGCTGGTTGAGCCGGTGAGCCACTTTGGCCCGGTGTCGCCAGGGAGAAACGCGCGGCCGGCTATGCCCACAATCCGCCCGCCCTCGACAAGCGGGTAAAGCAACCGAGGATAGCGGCTCTCATACCACCTGTCGCCGGCCTCGTCATACAGGGGCAGTTTGCCCACGCCCAGATTGTTATCCCTGATGGTCTGCTCACTCAGCGGCTTGTACATCTGCCACATATTGACAACCCTAGTCCAGCGAGCGTCCATAGCCCGCCTGTAGCGGCTCAGAGCGTCGTCTGAGGCCCATGGGGCTATCGGGGCAGGTGGAAGTTCGCGCGGCGCCGCAGAATGGCTCTCAGCGCCTTGTACGTCGAGAATGAAGCCGAGGGCGGCAAGTGTGCCAGGGGGCGGGCCGTTATAGCCCTGCTCTGGTTTGTAACCCTTTGTGCCCCAGCCGCAAGACCAGCAACAGGCGCCGCGTTTCCCGTGAATGTCGTATAGGTAGAAATGATACGCCGGCCTGTTGCCCTTGGTGAAGCCAGATGCGCCGCACATGGGACAGTCGGCATACGCCCGCCCCTGCCGGTCAAGCGAGGTCTGTAAGCGGTCGCAGAGGGCTGTGAGCAGATCGGCCATGACGTTAGCCCCTGATGATGATATGCCTCTGCGGGTTGGTCACATCCATGGTAATACGCATCGCCTGATTGAGCCAGTTAACCAGTGCTGGTACTTCCTTGGTTTTCCCTGTCCTGATGCGCTCGGATAACTCATCATCCGAAACAGGGCAGGGCGGCAACGCCTGATAGGCGCGCAAAAGACGCACGGCAGTTGCGGGCCTAAGCCCCTGCCAGGTCGTAGCAATGCCGCTCTTGTGCGCAACCGTCACGCCCTCGCCCAGTTCTGTATCTTCCCCGTTATACAGATGCGCGTGCCAATCGCCAACCTGTAATGACCTGACCGTGATGGGTTGCGCGTCAATGTGGCGTCTATAGTACACTGCGATGGTCAATGTTGACCGCTGATACCTCATGACACCCTCACGTCAAACGCCTCTCGGCTCTCGACAACCTCAACGCCGGCCGGCATATCGCCCGTGGCCTTGACGTACTCAGCAACAGCCGTCTTGCTCACACTCTCTGTCACCCTGATCAGGCCAGGAATGCCGTGCTCTTTGGCCCACGCGAGAACGGCGTCAGGGTCAACCACGCGCGGGCCGCCTGGCACGGTGCGCTTGCTCAGATTGCCGTGCGGCAGTTTGATCGTCTTACCCTTACGTGGTGGGTTGGCGTCGTACCACGCTTCCAGGAGCGGCAGAAAGAACGCATCTGCGTCCCTGACCTCTAGTTCAGCCTGGTCAAGTGCCGCCTGAAACTGGCGCTTGACCCGTTCCACCCGCTCGCGAGCAATCAGGATCTTGTCAATCGCCCACGAGGCCTTATCCGCGTCGTCAATCACAAACGGGGCGCGCTCTGTCTCGGCTGTCATGGCATACCTCGATACGTCAGGGGCGGCACAATGCCGCCCCGTGCGACGGGTCGCACAATCGGTTACAGGTGAGCGGGCAGATCGCCCTCAGGCATACCGGCGGCGGCGGGCTCAGGCTCGTCGGTGTTCGTCGCCTCTGCCTCTGCGGCCCGCTCCTGCCATGCCGTATCACCATCGGCATTCCTGGGGCCGCTAATCTCGTCAACGATGCGAAGTCGCAGCGGGTTGCCGTCTGCGTCTTTCTTCTTGCTGTTCGTCTCTTCGTGCCAGCGGAGCATCACCAGATCGCCCGCCTCAAGATACTGCAACTCGGCGGCGGCTTTCCTGATGATGTACTCAGCGCCGGCAACGGTCAGGTTGACGTACAGATCGCCCGCGCCGTTGAACTTCGCTACCGGATCGCCATAGATAGGACCAGAGACGACGTAAGGATCGGCCTCGGGCTCTGCGTCAATCACCTCGCCGTCTGCATTGTGGGCCGGGCGCGGCGGGCGAGCGGGCGCCTGTGGCGTCACGTCGATAGGCGCGCCGTCCATCTCGTCAGGGGTGTAGACAGGGCCAGAGAACACGTCAGGGGTGTACCACTTCGCGCCGTTGCTGATTGCGCGAGCAAAGTACATATTGCGCGGCGTCTTGCGCCAGGGATCTGAGGAGTTCAGCAGGCCGGCGGCCTTGGCATCGTCGGCGGTGAAACTACTGCGCCCAATCTCCTGATTGCCCTCAAAAAACACCAGCTCACAGCCGGTGTCATCGAGCCGGGCAACACGATAGTTGTACTTGCCGCTGCGCTTGATCTGCGCCGCCATCAGATTCGCGCTCAGGGTCACGCGCCCCTTGACCAGATAGATACCCGTCATCGCGGCAATTGAGCCGATTCCCATCTCTCTGCCAGCCAACACCTTCACGATAGCCTGCGCGGCGTCTTTGGCATCGCTGAAATAGCCGCTATCGGCCAGCACGCGCCCCAGGGTCATCACGTCGAGTTCGCCGCCCTGTGACGCCTCGTACTTGATCATGCCTGTCATTCGCCTGTCTCCTCTTGCGGCGGCTCAACCCCGATGCGGGCCGCCATGGCTTCCTTCTGAATATCCCCCAGCACAGTCTGAATGTCTGCAAGGTTCGTAATCGCCTTGCGGATCATCAGTTCTGCAAGTCCGGGATTGGTCACAACCTTGGTAATGGCCCGCTCCAGTTCGGCGCGGCTCTCGTCAAGTAACTCGCGCCCTGCCTCCGCCGAGTGATAGATATTCTGGCGCTGCTTTTCCGCGTTGCGAGGCCAGCGCTGCGCGAGCATCGGCTTTGTATTCGGCGAGCCCATCACGCGCCGCCCTTCAGGTACTCGATAATCTCGCGCTGCCGGCCAGACTGCAACATCACCTGCCAGTAAACGATAGGCAGGCCAGACGCGGCAAATGACAGCACGAAATACCACCATGTCCACCAGACAGCCTGAGGGGCATTCGAGAGCGGCGGCAGTGGGAAGAGCACAAGCCGGCCGGCGACGATCAGCCCAGTCTGGAACACGCCCCAGATGACCGTGAGATAGGTTTTATCCCGCTCGTACCGCTCGCGCGTGACGACCTTCTCAAGAAACCACGCATAGGCGGCGGCGGCGATCACCTGCACCAGATAGGACAGCAGTTCAGGCAGTTCAAACAGGTATGATGCCATTTCCTTGCCTTATCCTTGACGCACGCTGGTGCCGCCTGTGCTAGTGTAGGATCGGAGGACCGCGCCGATCATCTCGTGAAGGGCGCGGAGATCGTCGGCCTCCAGAAGCGGGAAGGCCTCCAGATAGAAAGTGCCGTCAGTGCGAGCGTCAAGCCTGGCCTGGTCAGTTGAGAAAGACACGCCGAGGACTACGCCGTCAGTGTCTCGCACGGGCTCTGTCATGATGCGCTGCATTGGGGTTGGCTCCTGGTTAGAAGGGGAGATCGTCAGGGCCGGGCATTGGCGCAGGATCGTCAATCTTGCAGCGCCGCCCGGCCGTCTCGTACTCGGCCTGAATACCGAGTGCATCAGCCCTGGCAGCCGCCCATACCTTAACCGGCACAAGCAGCAAGGCGTAATCGGGCTGGTACACACCGCAGCGGAAATGATGATCACCGCCCTGCGCGTGACAAGGCGCGTGAACATTGTTCCACTGCTCAATCAGTACAAAAGCCTGCGAAGAATGCTCATTAATCCACTGCGCCACGCCCCGCGCCTCTTCGTATGCCTCAAGGTTGCTATCTTCCCACATCGCAATCAGCGTATGTGCGTTGGGAATGGCGGCAATAGCCGCGCTGCACAGCCTGATCGTTTTCATCACTTCCCCCTACGCCGCGTTGCCCCACTCGGGGCGATCTGTTACCTCGAATGCCGCGACCGGCGCAAGCCGGGCCAGTTCGTCAGTCCACATCTCATCAGCGAGCGCGCAGGCATCACGAAACGCCTCGCGCCGGCTCGGGAAGTCGGCCGGATCGTACGCGATGCGGTCAATCTCGCGCAGGTTTCGCACGTCGAGTACGACATACTCAGCGGGCTCGTGCCGAACGTCGAAGGGGTTGACTGCGGGCTGCATCGCGGGTGCCTTTCACTGGTCAAATGTGTCTACACCCGCAGTATACTGCGTCAAATTTGGCTAGTCAAGAGGGGCGAAGATGACAAAACAGAAAGCCGCGCACAGGCGCGCGGCTCTGAGCCGTCAGGCGGCTTTCTGATGCGGATCGCTCCCGGTAATCAGAGCCGCCGCATCTTCGATTGTGCCGCCAAGGTAGGCGACGACGGGCGCCAGTTCGGACAGGTACGGCTCGTGCGCGCCTGTCTCCCATCGGCCAATCGTACGCAGTCCGATCGCTCCATTCAGGTCGCGCACCAGTCGCGCCTGGGAAACCCCTTTCTGCTCGCGCAGACGCCGCAGATAGGCGCCGAACGCTTGCAGGTTTTTTGCTGCCATGCTGCCTCCTGTCCCGTGTGCCGTTGTCACTCGTCAGTATATCGCCACATTTGGCTACTTGCAAGAGGCAACTAGTCACACAAGGGGATGGACAGAGATGGCCGCAACCGTGACAATGAGAGACGCTATGTGGTCGGTTACGGGCTCAGTCGTCAGGGGCGAGACGCAAGAGCCATCAGTCAGGCATCTCTGGCTGATGGCCCGCGCCTTTGGCGACGTGTCGCTAGGCGATATGCTGCTCGCAATGGGCTATGACCCTTACGACCTTCAGAGCACGGCAGCAACGACCGAGCGCGAACGGATAGCTGCCATGGTGCGCGGGGCCTCTGACGACGATCTCAGGCGCGCAGAGCGCGTCCTGCGGCTCTCAGAGGCAGAGAAACAAACGCTTGATGTGACACTGGAAGTCATGCAAAAGCGCCCTGCTGAGTGAGCAGGGCGCCGGGGTTGTGAGGGGTGGATATTTACAGGATTAGTCGCTCCCTTCCTCGCTTACCGGCATCTCAGGCGCCTTGCCCGCCAGTCTCACATACGTATCAATGTCGAGAATGACCGCCAGTGAACTTGCAACCTTGCTGATCGGCACGACGCCGTTGCGAAGATCGATGTTCACAGACCCTCCCTGCTAGTTATTCCTCGGATCGTACACGGTGATGCGGCCTTCCTCGAAGTCACGCGACGCGACGCAGATATGCACCTCCTCTTGTGCCGCCTCGTCATTCAGGCCGTGCTGATACAGCACGACGATCAGCACGTATTCAGACGGCGTACAGGCGGTCATACAGTCGCGAATATGGCCCTGATCCTCTTCATCGAACGGGCTATCCTCGAAGATCTCATCACCGGGAATGTAGGCCATCTCGATCTGATTGGCTTCCATCACGCCCGGAACGATGATCGTCGTGTCAACCATCAGCAGGATAACCCCGCGCCCGTCGCCGTGCCTCGCAAGCAGTTCCTTGATGTTGCGCCCAACCGAGTAGGCAAACGTGATGCCGCCGTCAGGGGTGAACGTGACCGGGCGCACTGCTGAGATATTGCCGCTCATTCGTCGTCACCCTCACTATCATCGTCCATCACCAGGACAGACGGCGGCACGTTTTCGATCCGGTCGCGGATCTCGTCAACGTCCATACCCCTGAGCCATAGGACACAGACCTCTTGCACGTAGTCAAGCGGCTTGTCTGCGATCATTGTCGTCAGGTCTGATGCCACATCGGCCGGGATCATCGGGAACTTGCGCCGCAGAAACGCTTCGCGCACCTTTGGATCAGGCGCGGGCATCTCTAGCACCAGCGAGAACCGCGACGGGCGGGCGCGCAAGGCCTCAGGCACGCGCTCAAGGTGATTGGTGCAACCAATCGTGAGCAGGTTATCAGGGCTGTTGAGCCCGTCAAGCAGGCGCTTCAGTTCCTCTTGCGAGTAGCTCGCATTGCGATCAAACTCGTCAAAGAACAGCACAACACTGCGCCCCCTATCGGTCAGGTGGATAGCCGGCAACACAACGTTTTCCAGATAATCGGCGTTCGGGTCAACCAGGATCACCGCATCGTGATTGACCATGGTTTCAAACAGCGAGCGCACCAGGCTTGTTTTCCCTGTGCCGGGAGGGCCGTGCAAGATGATGCCGCGCCGGTTCTTAACCCCCGCTGCCGCAAGTCGCCCGCGCGTAGTCTGGTCAAAGAAACTCGCAACCTCTTGATTGACCTTGCGGGCGACTGTGGTATTGAGACTGATTAGGCCGTCCTGCGTGATAGCCAGCGGCCTGAAGAAAATCGACGGCCCCACATTGACCGAGTACGGGCCAGCAGGCAGCACTTTAAGCGCTGACCTTGGCTCCTCAATCGGATAGTACAGATAGTCGCCTTCGTTATCCTGCATGAACATGGCTTATCTCCTGAGGCATCAGCCGCTTAATCTCATCCTCGGTCATACCGAACACGACCATACGTGCGAGACAGAGCGCATAGATGTGCGGTGCCATCTCTGCGAGCGCATCACGCACGGTGTCAACGCTCGCGCGCCGGATCAGGGTACAGACCAGCGTGCTATCGGCCACGCTCGGCTGCACCTGCCTGAGCAGCATATCAGCCCAGATGATTGCGTGGTCGGTCGGATATCCTGCCCGCTCCAGCAGGCCTTCCAGGGTGTTGCGGTGGCGAATATTCATCATCAGTCACACCTCAGGCTGATGCACACGGTCACGTCAACGTCAACGTTCGTCTGGTTGATCGTCACATTGCCGCCGTAGTTCTCGACATAGACGGCCGGGGGCGCAGTAGGCGCCGGGGGTGGCAGCGTAATAGGCGGCGTCGGCATGAGCGTCGGAAGCGGCGCCGCGCTGCCGATGTGCGGCGTGTCACTCGGGGACGGGCGTAGTTCATTGGCGATGATCAAGCCGCCCAGGGCGATCAGCACGGCGGCCAGGGTGACGCTCACCAGCTGGCCCAGGCTCATCGGCTCGGTGTAGTGCTCTTCCACGGCTAGTCCCTCCTCACGTTCTGGTTGATGCCGAGGGCCAGGGCGGCCACGAGCAGGCCGGCGACGGTCAGGGCGGGCGCGCGGGGGTCGCCCGCGCTGAGCAGGACAAGGGCGACGGCGAGCAGGGCGTTTGCCAGGATCAGGCCCGCGATAATGACGCCGGGCAGCGCCACGCGGGCAACGGCGTGCCAGTCAACGGCGGCGAGGTGTTGCCGCAGTCTGGCGATCTGATCTTTCATCACGCGCCCCTTTCCTGTGCGATCATTCGCACAACGGTATGAAGATAGAACCTGACACGAGCCATCACGATCTGCACTCTCATTGCCTCTGACGGGTTGCATATGCCGTCGAGTACGCGACCATAGAGGCCGATATAGAGCCGTCCTAGTCGCTCCCATGCCTCTTGCGCTTTCTCGCGCTGCATTTCGAGCCAGCGGAGCCGGGCGCGGCGGGTGAAGAGATTAGGCATCGCCGTCATTCCTCCCTGTATCCCCAACCCTCTTCATCAGAGGTATCGTCAGCAGTCTCGGCAGAAGCGGCGTGCGCTCCGGCGAGCTTGCCGGCGCTGCGTAGGTGAGCGGCAATCCATCGCAGGAGGATTGTGTTCTTTGCCCCATGCGCGCCCCGCAAGCCCTCTGCGGCAATCTCAGCCTGCAAGGCGTTCCAGATAGCCGGCGGCAGAACCATGGTGATCTCGCGCTCTCGACGCTTACTCATCGCCCGCCTCGCTTGCGTTCAGAAGCGCGAGCGCACCGCGCACATTGGCGTATTCTGGCGCTTTGGGAATGATGATGCCAGGGAAGGCGGCTTCATACTGCGCCCGCAGGTGGTATGCCTGCCCGCCAATCAGATAGATGGCGTCGGAACGCTTCCAGGCCGGCACGCGCTCTTTAATGTCGGCAATGACCGTATCGGCCACCCGGTTAAGCACGGCGCGCAGCGCGGCGGCAACGTCTACCCTGCCACTATCGGTGCGAATATGAAACGCCTCGCCGCCGCTGATGGCTTGCTCCAGTTGCACGCGCTCAAGCATGGTCAGGTGGCGCCCGTACTGTGCCCTGATCCGATCAGAAGCAATGTCAATGGCGCGCTGTAGGCCAGTGCCGCGCGTGCGGGCCGTCAGAAGCCGACTGCCATCGGCAAGGGCGATCTGCGTTGTGCCGCCGCCGCCGTCAATCAGAAGCGTCTTGCCTTCGGCCTTGATCGCCTGCAAGGCAATCGCGCCCTCGGCCTCAACCTGCACACGGCGAACGTCAATCGTCATCTCGCGTGGCAGGGTCAACGGGTGTGTGCAACGCAGGGCCGTCGTCAGCGGGTCGCGAGCCTGGTCAACATACTCGGCCGGGACGGTGACGATCAGGCGGCGCACAATCACGCGCGAGCCCTTAACCTTTGACGCGATGCCGGCCAGCACAAAGTCACGAGTGAAGTTGCCATACCGGCCCTCGTCACCTCTGCCCGCCGTAGGCACATCAGAGTAGCGCAGGGCAGACCAGCCGAGGGCAATCGGCACACCGTCTGCGTGTGCGATGATCACGTCGTCTGCGGCGGCCTTGGTCGGCACGTTGAAATACTCTGCCTTGGCTGTCGGCTGCCGCCAATAGTCGGCCTTGCCGTCAATCACCACGGCAACAATTGCCGTCGCGTTGCCGATGTCGGCCACAACGTCAACGGTCATCACGTCGGGTGCGGCCATCTCGGTTCGCTCCTCTGCCTGCGCCGTTGCCTTGATGACGGCGGCGCGTAAGCGCTTACGATCTGTCGAGTGCATGCCAACCTCTTATTCGTGCTTGTAGTTGTCGCACAGTGTTAGCAGCATTGCCTTGTGCTGGTTCCAGAACGCGAGTGCGCCGCTGTCCATCGCGGCGATCTGCCGATCCGTGAAGCCGCGCCAACGCTCAACCTCGTGCGACTGGCAGCCGATCTGCATAGTGCCAAGGCCATTGATGATGACCGTCCAAGGCAGACCAAAGATCACGAGGGGTGCATTTTTGGCGCCGCTCAGGTCGGCGAACCTCAGGTCGGCGAACCTCAGGTCGGCGCCGCTCAGGTTGGCGCGCCTCAGGTTGGCGCGCCTCAGGTTGGCGTCGTACAGGTTGGCGCCGCTCAGGTCGGCGTCGCTCAGGTTGGCGCCGCTCAGGTCGGCGTCGCTCAGGTTGGCGTCGCTCAGGTCGGCGTCGCTCAGGTCGGCGTCGCTCAG